AACCCGCGACCCTCAGCTTGGGAAGCTCTTTTTTAGTGCATCTATAATACTATATATCAAATATTTATTTTACATACAAAAATAATTTGCATACAATTTGCATAACAAGATTACTGCGTGTTATATTACAAACTTATGCAGCCGTTCCAATCTCATGCAAAAACTCCGGAGCTAAATCTGCCCCATTTGCCCATTCTATAGTTGTGTGCGTCAATCCGTATTGGATGAACTTATCCTTATCCAACAATTCCCCAAACACTTCTCCTGTAAGGTATGGTTTTAAATCAACCTTTTTTTTGCTTCCGTCACTGAACGTTACAAGAAGCTCATAATCTTTGATATAATCTACATCTACTACTCGTAACATAAGCATCTATTTTAAAGGTTCTATTTTATTCAGTTTATCCCCTTTTTGAGCCTTTTCCCACAAAGTAAGGATTTCCGTTTCATGCAAATCCATCCATTGGTTAACTTTGGCAATTACCTTTGCCGGTGCTTGTCCGTCTACAATTCTGTCCAAGACGCTAATGGAGCATTCATAATTACCATAAGTAAAGTGAATATGAGGGGGATTGTGGTCTCTCCAATAAAGGCTTACGATAATTCCAAAAAATCTACATATTTCAGGCATAAATTATATTTTATACAAAGGTAAGCAAATATTCCAAACGGTCAATCAATCCACCTTTATTTTTATACTCTTTCCACAGTTCGGGCACGTGATAGAGGATCCATCGCTTTGGGGCTTTTCAAATAGTTCAGTTACCGGGCAACCTATGGCATCCGCAATCTTGTTTAATGTTTCAACCGTCGGGTTACCATTAACCATATTGGATAAATTTACTCTATTTATTCCCATCTTATCGGCAAGTTCTGTTATAGTCATACCTTTTCCTTTGATAACTTCTTTGATTCTTAAATTCATAATGTAATGTTTTGATTTACGATACAAATATACAAAATTTATTTATTGTAATGATATTACGGTACATTTTTGCGTTAAAGTAATGTTAAACACTTCTTTTGATTTGCTCAAATGTACCGTTTTATATTACATTTGCGGCGTAAATGAAATATAAAACATTACACATATGAAACGCTACAATTTATCAGAGATAATGAAGAGGGCTCACAACTTCTACAAGACAAGCAAATACACTTGGTCTGAAAGTTTGAAGAAGTCCTGGAAAATGGCGAAGTTCTCGGTACGCGTCAAGGAAGATATAGCCAATATCGTAGACTACAAGGCTGCCGATAATAAATCATTCGCTGATAGATTGAGAGAAGAAGCAAAAGGATATAAGCCCGCCGGAAGAAGCTCTTATGATGATTTGTCAATCCCGGCATCCGCCTACTACAATCCGTACAGCTACGGGCGTTTCGGTTCTCATTACGTAGGTGATTAACTTAATACATTATATCATGGAAGAAAACAAACAACTTGTAGGCAATATTTGCGCCTCTATTGAAGAACTTGGTAATGTGATAGTAGATAACGTAGCTGCATCACACAAAGATTATGAAATAATGATTGCTTCTTTGGATAATTCGATAGCTGAAATGAAGAAGAGATTAGGGAATATATTGCCACGTAAACAAGCATAGATGCACGTTGAGGTTCGACCAGCGAAATCACGTTATGATGCCCCACCGTCAATACGGGCGGTGGGTAGGATAAATTATTTGTTTATTGTATATTTTCCCCAAAAAATAAGTCTATGGGAAATATAACAACAAAAATTGAAATCATATTATCAATGAATAATTCCAATAATATAGTTTGTTAAACTATAAATCCGACATAGTTTGTTTGGATTTCTTTGCTTTTTGTTTTGCTTCAAATATTTTTTTTGCTCTTTCAACAGGAGCGTTTGTGTAAGACATTCTACCAAGAGGAGAAAATTCAACAATTAAATTATCTTTGACAAAACAAAACATCCATCCTATTCCATTTAGATTATATTGATATGATGAGTATTTATCTTTAGTTGTATTTACTTTATGAGTAAATGCCGACCTTGCCGGTTGTATTAAATATTTCCCATCCATTGGAATAAACACAGAGGTCCCTCCCGCCGTCATTTCATAAAAATTTAAACTTACCTCATACAGTTTATCTTGAAAATAAGACAAGCTAATTCTTGCTCTTGCACTTTTGTCGCCAAAAGTCAAGGTATATGTCAAGCTACCAAAACTATCTTCCAATTTACCTTCCTTGAGCAGTTTGCGCAAATGAGACATAGCTTGTTTTTCCGACATACCAAAAGTTAACCCCATAAATACAGTATCCACTGTTTGAGGGGAAAGTGCAGCTTTTTTACAAGCATTGTCATATTTTTCTTCCATAGTTTCCGTTTTTGTAGCCTCTTTGGGCTTACTATTGTTTTGACATGAAAGAATGATTACTGACAAAATAATAAAAAATAAGATTTTCTTCATAATATATTTATTTGACTGTATGATTTTATTGTTTTCTAATTTGGAGATAAATTTACTGACACGTATTCTTGTTTGCACGTTTTTCCTCTTGCTTTTTCTCATATTCTTTCGCTTCTTTCTTTTTTTGGGCTAATATTTTATAGCACTTATCAACAGATTTCGATTTAAATCTTATTTTATCAATTTCTAATTTTGTTTTATCAATCAATTGAATATCATTTCCTAAAAGAGCCTCGTAAGCTTTTATAACTTCTAAGAAGCATGCCGCTTTTTCTTCTGTGAAGTTTAAATTTAGAGCTGCCACACAAGTCTTTATTGTCGGAAAGAAAGAACCTATATTACCCCCTATCCCATTACTGTATCCTCTATAAAACATATCCTCGGCAATGGCCTCCCGGCTACTGTGCGACATCATAGCTATTGTCTTATCAACATCAATTGTTTTATAGATTTGCCATGCAACTAAGAAACCAACTAAAAGAGCTAAAACCCCAACAATTACTCCCATATAATCAAAACCTAAATTACATTCTTCGTAGGATATATATCGTGGATAAGTTCGACATAAAGCAGCTATGGAAAGTATAAAGGAAACGACCGATATGCCGTAAATTATAATACGTTCAAATTTCCCCATGTCATTATTCTTTTTATTTATAGTTTAATTTCTTCGTTATCCATATCGAAAGAATCTTCTTTAAACTTCATTTGATATAACTTTATGTTACAATTCCTCATAGATTTTATGGTTTTCAATATAAGATTTTTATCAAAATCAGAACATCTTGCCCCGATGTATATACCCGTAACAGCGTTATCTGGAATGTCTATATATTGAGACTCTTTTATTGGTTGTAACGTATATCTAACTTCTTCTTCTTGCTCCCAAGACTTACTTTTTGAGGCAAAAATTCCCTTTAAGGTATCTATGGGGTTACTCTTTGCTAATAACATGAACTCGTCAGAATCTGGTGTCATCCGTTCATTGGAATATTTCACTTCAAAATTATTTGTAAATATATTCTTGTCTTTAAAACAATTCCGTAATATTTTTGCATCATACTCTATACAAAATCCCTTATGTCCATTTGCATAATACGACCACATGCATTCTGAATCATACCTTTTTGATACAGAAAAAATCCCGACACTATCAACCATCATATTTAGTATGTTAGTGGTAGCTGAGATTTGCTTCTCCAATGATGCGGCTTGCTCCTTCAATGATATGATTGGGTTCTCCACAGCTACCCGCCGATTGTATTCTAACTCCTCATAAATTCGTTTCAAAGAGACGCAAGATTCATTGGGGTCGTTTAATCCGTCTTTCGTAGGAATAAATAATTGATAGTTTTTTAGAGCGAGTAAATCACGATATATATTTCCTCTGTATTTATATAGGAGTTGAATGTCTCTTGAAAAGAAATCACGCTCCCAATCAGTAAGTTGTTCTTTCAATGCTTCTTCATCCATATTTATTTCCTTTTAATAGTTATACCCCGTAGGATTTTGATTTATCAAATCAATGGCATATTTTATACTCCATGAGCGAATTAACCCAGCATTCCCAAGTGAAGCGACCCCTGATATAACCTTTCCCTTACTATCGACTATCTCGTCGTGCTGCTGCTTATACCCTGATATTACAGCACCGATACAGTTCTCTTTGAGTTTAATATTGTAATATATGACTGGTCCACCAGAAAAACCAGGATTATTTATACCGTCCAACATAAATATTTTCTCATCACCCTCCTGCATTATAGCTGACATTGTGGCTCTTTTTAAAAAAGGCAAAGGATAACCATTGTTGACAATCTTGGCAACTTCATCTTGTGTCATAGCAAAAGGGAAGCCTAAAAAAGCCATATCTTGCCCATATACAGGTTCTCCAATACACTGTATATTCCTTTTTGTTATATTAGGAGAGCGAAAGTTTATACTAAAAACGGATATGTCAGCTATGTCATGATGCCCAATTAAATGTAGGGTATAATCCTTAAATATACCATTACTATATATACCTATTAAATCATTCTCTTTTGCTTTAGATATAACATGTTTTGCTGTTACAAAATATTGCTTATTGTCTACATCTATAACAAAAGATGTCCCTATTGCCTCTCCATATTTTATCATAAATACGCGATTTGTAAAAGAAGAACCGATTATAGTTCCTTCAATTTTTTCTTTTAAGTTCTCCATTACATTTTATTGTTTTAGTTTCAAAAATCCATCTTCGTCCACATACACCACAAACTCTTTTGAGGCAGATTTCTCTTTGACTGCGGCATTACCCTTTATCATCTCCCCTTCTCCGCGTAGCAGCCATTCGGCAGAAATATCTGTGAAATAATTCAATATTGAATATAGGATATCCAATGTCATTGCACTCTCCCCTGATATTTGCCTATTTAAAGTAGGCTGTGGAACGCTAATCAACTTACTCAACGCCGTTATAGACATTTTTTTATTAGCTAATACTGATGTAATTCTCTGTAATACAACTTCTTTCATAATATAATTATTTATAAACGTTCTAAATAATCAAATTAGAATTAAATTAATTCATTTTTGTATTGCTGTGATTCATATTTGACCTATATTTGCATCATCAAACGATAGATAATACCGTTTTGAGCAAACCTTTTTAGAATAATTAGTAAAAGTATTTTAATGATATGGAGAAAACAAGTTTTGTGACAAAAAAAACGTTAACAGAAACATTTCGGAGATTGCCCATAGGCGGTGAGATTACGGTAAAGACCCGTGATTTCAAGTTCAACACGGCAAAAACCGCTAAGTACAATTTGAGAAAGGAAGGCATCGAAATCAAACTTACGGAAAGAGGAATGATTGATGAATATAAAGTTATAAGATTAAGCTAAGAGAAGATTATGAATGCAAATAAAATCTCAAAACAGATTACCGTATTTACCATAGGATTTATCGGCTTCTTATCCCTTCTCGGCATCGCAGGTAAATCAGATTATAATCAGGAAGTCATATACAACATGACGGAAACGGCTTACAATGTTATTGTAGATTCTCTCGGCGAAGGTTGTAGCGATACTCAAATCGTAAAGACTTATTTAAATAACAAAGAATATTACGACAGTCTAAGTTGGTAGGTTATGGGAAGAACGAAATCTGTAGGAAAGGTAGAGCCGGTCAACAAACTATGGCTTTCCGCTAAGGAAGCAATGGCATACTTAGGATGCAGTGATAAACTGTTGGAAAAACTAAGGAATAATGCCGAAATATCATTTTCCCAATATAACAAACGTACCATTTGGTACGACTTGAAAAGCATTGAAAGGTTTATAGAAAGAAACCGTGTTGTGTGAACAACGCTCCTTCCTCTTAGCTCAGCCAGGCAGAGCATCGCTATGGTTACTTGTTCGAAGGTTTAGTATCCGGTAATTTCCGGTTAGCGAAGGTCGCACGTTCGAGTCGTGCAGAGGGAGCAAAATATAGTATTTGAGCTTTGCTCATAAATCGTTCATTGGTTTATTGATGTAGATATTAAGAATATAAGTCTTTATTGAAACTGTATTCTTATTCTAATATTAATCAAGGAATTACGGATAGCGGAAACGCGGTGACTCCGTATAGGCTTGGTTATCGTAATTGTCTCTTCGCACCGAAATGTCCTACGGTAGAGAGTATGCGGTTTGGGCGCCCGTATCGCAAGAGACAAAGGTCATAAAGACAACATAAGCGTCCGATACAGTCTTAAATCGGTATAAAGTATGCGGTGGTAATGAAAGGCGCCCGTACACGCTTATTATATATACTCCCTTCCCGTCAAATTCGGGCACGCTGAAAAGCCAAACACGTATTGTTGCGTTGAAGGGAGCAATGCTTAATGAATAATGATATGAGAAAGGTAAAAACATTTACGGATTTGGTATTTAATCCACATGCTTTTAGCAAGGAGGCACGTCATCTTCCTTCTCCGCTTCGTGAGGAATACATGGAGGCAAAACACGCTGTAATGCGGTTTGATAATGGCTATGGAATAAGTGTTGTAAAAGGAGATATGTTCTATTCTAACGGTATAGATACTTATGAGGTTGCTGTCCTTAAAGATGGTGCTATTTGTTATGATACCTCAATTACAGATGATGTAATTGGTTATGTAAATGCAGATGAGGTATCTAATATAATGAAACAAATTCAAGAATTAAAATAGAGAATTCCCGTGGCTCTCAATAGATGCTTGAGAGTAGTAAGGCAACCATCGGAACGCTCACGGGAACAAAAGCCTGTAAGGATGAATAATTCATGATAGCTTTTTAATGTAAACAGTCCCGTCTACGTGCTGGTCGGGAAACACTGCGACATGGCGGAATGGTAGACGTAGCACTCTATGATAGGAATGTCAAACCTTAGATGTGCGGAGCTTGACAACTCGTCCCGGTTCGAGTCCGGGTGTCGCAACATCTTCACTACAGATGAAGTATTTGTTTAGTCGTAGCCGGGCGGTCTGTGAAGATAGTCCGGTTTTTATTTGAAACCCATTAATAACAATTATATGAAAACATTACAATTAAGTGAACAAAAAGCCCGTGAACTATATCGGAGCGGTTCAAAAGAACTAAAAACAGTATTGGAAGAATCCTTTGGAGAGGATTTCTTTTCACAAGACGTTACAGAAAGAGTGAAAACCTACCTTGATGCTTGTCACGAGTTGGGAAGGGAACCACTCGATGAGAAAAAGCTATTGGAGTTAGGCTTGACGGAACACGATATTGCTTATCAAAAGCTGGCTATCGTTACGGAAGCTCTAAATGGAGGCCAGAAACTTAATGTATGCGATGCTAACGTGAAACGCTGGTATCCGTGGTTCAAGCCTAATGGGTCTCCTTCCTCTTTCGCTTTCTGCGATTCGAATTGCGCTATTGCGTATGCGAATGCGGGTAGCGGGTCTCGCCTTTGTTTGAAAAGCGAAAAGCTTTCAAATTATTGCGGGAAGCAATTCATTGATTTGTGGAAACAATTTATTCTATAACCCTATAAACTTACAATTATGACTTTAAATGTAGATAAAAAGAACGCTTTAAAGGCTTGGAGAGAAGCGGACAATAAAGGAAAGCAGATGCTTGAAAATCTATACGGCAAAGAAATATTTGCCAATCAAAACGTAATGGATAGAATCAAAACGTTTGAAGACGCAATGGAAGAAACAGGAAGAAAAGGTGTCCCTGATTTTTCAGATTTACCCAAAGACATGCGCAGGCATTTCATTGCGTTATATAAAATGGAAGTTATTACGGAAGCTCTGAATGAAGGCTGGAAAGCAGACTGGGATAACTCGGATGAGAACAAGTATTATCCCTATTTCATTATGTCTCCTTCCTCTTTCGCTTTCTTCGATTCGTTTTTCGATGCTGCGTGTGCGTTTGCGGGTAGCGGGTCTCGCCTTTGTTATAAAACACGCGAACTTGCGGAATATTCGGCAAAACAATTTATTGACATTTGGAAAGACATCCAGATAGGATAAGCATACAAAGGTCGTCTGCCCTTGTCTCCTTCCTCTTTCGCTTTCAACGATTCGAATTACGATAATGCGTATGCGAATGCAGGTAGCAGGTCTCACCTATGTTGTAAAACTTCAAAGGGCAGAAACCTCACCTCTTGGTGGAAAACAACAATTCAAACGGTGTTGGTAGGTTTAACCCGAAAACTCTTATTAGAAAACAAAGGCTATGAAACGCTTTGGGAATTTATATCATCGCATCTATGATATAGATAATCTTTATCTTGCTTATTCTAAAGCTAAAAAGGGCAAAGGAAAAACGTATGGAGTTATTCAGTTTGAGAAAGATTTGGATAACAACATACTTTCCTTGCACAAAGAATTGTCGGAAAGAAGCTATATCACTTCTCAATACACGACTTTCATTATACATGACCCAAAGGAGCGTGAGATATACAGGCTACCATTTCGTGACCGTGTTGCGCATCATGCTATAATGAACATCCTTGAAGATATATGGACACCGATTTTCATTTCACACACTTATTCCTGTATCAAAGGAAAAGGCATTCATGGAGTGGTTAAACATTTGAAGAAAGACCTGAAAGATGCTGATGGAACAAAATATTGTCTGAAAATGGATATTCGCAAATATTATCCGTCAATAGACCACTCCATACTGAAACGTATCATACGTAAGAAAATAAAAGACATAAAGGTGCTTGCCCTTCTGGATGGTATTATAGATTCAGCACCGGGTGTTCCTATCGGTAACTATCTTTCCCAATTCTTTGCGAATCTATATCTTTCTTATTTCGACCATTGGATTAAGGAAGAAAAGCGAATGCCATATTATTACAGATATGCCGATGACATGGTAATACTTTCCAGCAGCAAGAAAGAGTTACACAGTATTCTTCTTGAAATCAACTCATATCTTAATGAGAAACTGCACCTGCAATTAAAGGGCAACTATCAGTTTTTTCCGGTAGATAGCAGGGGAATAGATTTCGTGGGATACGTATTTTTTCATACGCATACATTGATGCGGAAATCCATAAAGAAAAACTTTTGCCGTAAAGTATCTACATTAAACAAAAAGAATATAACCCCGCATGATTACAAAATGGCAATCTGTTCATGGCTGGGTTGGGCGAAGCATTGTAATTCTAAGCACCTTATTAAAAAGATTATTAAGAATGAAAAGATTCAGTGAATTAGGAATTGAAATTGATGCAGACCGACATATATTTCCAGTTCCGCAGGTTTCAATAACCGATATTCTTAACTGTGAAATTGAAATACTTGATTTTGAATCGGGTGTAAAAACACAGCATGGTTCAGACAGATATGTAGTAAAAATAAAACATGAAGGTACGGAATGCAAGTTCTTTACAAACTCCACTCCTATTAAAGAAGCCCTAAGCAAGATTTCCAAAAAAGACTTTCCGTTCATTACAACTATCAGAGTGAAGAAGTTGGGAGTTGGGAACAGCAAGATGTACTATTTTACTTAACCAAATTCAGCCGCAGAAAAGGTCAGAGCTATTACCGTACTAAAAGCCGTGAGAGAAGCGAAGTGCGCACCGCTTCCCTTTAACCTTGTACGGGCGGTTTAAAAACACAATACAATGGAAAATGAACTTGAAAAACTGTACAAGGAGCTGAACGAAGTCAAAGCTTGTGATTTGGAATATCTTCCCAAATACGGCTATTCTTCAAAAGAAGAAATCATTCAGCTTATAGAGGAAGACATTGAGGAGTTGCGCGCAGAACTCGAATGTAATCAATATGATTATACACCTGAAGAACTCGAAGACGAAAGTATGTTTCTTTGCGTTAGTCAAGGGCTATCAAGATATTGTTAAACTAAAAAAACATTTATAATGAGTACAATAACGACAATCCCGCAGCTTAAATCAATGCTTGCGAATGACAATGTGAAAGCACGTTTCAAAGAAATTCTCGGAAAGAAAGCGCCGGGATTTATCAGTTCGATAGTAGCGGTTGCCAATAGCAATACATTGCTTCAAAAGGCAGAACCACAGTCTATCATGAATGCCGCTGTGGTAGCAGCTACTTTAGATTTACCTATCAATCCCAATCTCGGATTTGCTTACGTTGTCCCTTACGGTAATCAAGCGCAATTTCAAATGGGCTGGAGAGGTTTTGTTCAACTTGCTATGCGTAGCGGTCAATATAAGACAATAAACGTAAATGAGATATATGAGGGGGAGATAAAGAAGTCGAACCGATTTACCGGAGAATATGAATTTGGAGAACGCTCTTCTGATAAGATAGTAGGCTATATGGCTTATTTCAGTCTCATCAACGGTTTTGAGAAGTTTCTCTATATGAGCAAGGAAGATTGCGAAAAACACGGAAGGAAGTTTTCACAAACGTATAAACGCGGCACAGGCATATGGTCTACCGACTTTGACTCTATGGCAAAGAAGACAGTTTTAAAAATGCTACTTTCTAAGTTTGGTATCTTAAGTATTGAAATGCAACGCGCCCAAACATTCGACCAGGCTATTATAAAAGATAACCTGACAGAAACCGACATAGACGAAGCCGAAGTGTCGTACAATGATAATCCCGACAATGAGGAAGCCAGACGCAATGCAATGAAAGAGGCTTTGCAGGAAGCGGAAGTTGTCGATGAAAATACAGGCGAATTATTTAATACTGAGACAAAATGATTGAACAGGGTAGTTTTGGATGGCTTCGCCAACGCCTGGGGAACTTTACGGGAAGTCGCATCGGGGACTTAATGACAAGCGGAAAGAAAGGGGAGCTGTTTGGGAAGACAGCCCTTTCATACATATATGAAGTCGCAGCAGAAAGAAACCTACTCCCTAAGTATATTGAAGATGATTATCTGTTTGAGATATACCAAAACCAGGTAAGCATCAACAACAAGTTTATAGAGTTCGGACACGAAAATGAAGATTTTGCCGCCGAACGTTACCAGCTTGTCACAAGATGCGAACTTGAAGAGTGCGAAAGTATACAGCACCCTACAATACCTTGCTTCTCCGCTTCTCCCGACCGCATAGCGATTAAAGACGGCTTAAGAAAGGTGGTGGAAATAAAATGCCCAACTCCTAAAAAGTTCATGGAGTATATGAATGAGGTTAAGGATAACGATACGCTTAAATCAGTAAATCCTCTATACTTCTACCAAGTACAAGCGGAGATGTCCTGTACAGGATTGGGCAAAGCTGATTTTGCCGTTTTCTGCCCTTTCTTGAAACACAACATTCACATTGTAGAGATAACAAGGGACGATGCCGTAATCGCTGAATTTGAGAGACGGATAACCGAAGCAAACAAAATCATTAATCAAATATTGAATAGAAAATGAATTTAACCGGAAGCGTAAATTTGCTAAAGCTCGAAAAAGCGGGCATAGCAACAATCAAGAATAAGAAATGCGTTGTCATTCCGATAGAAGAAAACGACCTTTATGTAAGTATGGACGAGAACCTGAAAGCAAAAGCCGTCTATCTTAACGTTAATATTAATGAGCGTAGAGAGCCGAGCCAATACGGCAATACCCATTACTGCAAACAATACTTATCAAAGCAGTATAAGGATGCGAACAAGACAGAAGCAGAAGCCAAGTCAAAGGTTTACTTGGGAGACTTCAAGCCTTATGAGTTTGAGGGTTCCGGGAATGCTGCGGCTACGGTGGAAGCGCCAACCTTACAGACCGACGGGGAAGACGACCTTCCGTTCTGATGTGTAACCTATAAACATATAATATCATGCTGTACGAATTTAAGCTAAAAGTAAACAAGGTTAACGAGAAAGGCGATGAAAAGGAAGTCACCGAACATTACATAACCGATGATGAGCTTTTCGGTCATGTGGAATTGAAAGGCAATGAGCTATACAACGGTGAGTGTGATGTTTTCGCAATCAGCCGGAGTAAGATACGTGAGATTGTCAATGAGAAGCAGGAAGATGAGTTCTTTTATAAGGTTACTCTTGTTGAGATTTTCGTAGACGAAAACGGGAAAGAAAAAGAGAGCAAGTATTATGTTCTAATAGCCGCAAAAGACATGGACGATGCCAACAGAAAGGCGGCGGAATACATGAAACAGGGGCTTCAAGACATGAAGCTGGACGCTATTGCAAAGACAAAGATTTTAGACTTGATATAATTAACCGAAAGCCCTCTGCTCACGCAGAAGTCCCGTGAAAGGTTCGGGTTAAGTGATTTAATTTCAGCTAACAGTTAACTATCCCGGTGTGGCTTGACCGCCTATCCGGGAACTATTTGTTAACCTGCCTGTCCGGTCTGTGAAGATTGGGCGGGCAAAAATGGTGGTATGGCGGAACAACGAGAGACGCTAAAGTGAAGCTCTTATAGATAGGTTGGTAAGTCAATGTGTTACGGTTAGCCGTAAAAAAAATTCAAACCACTGAGTTAATAACGGGTAATGCCGAATAGACCGCAATGTCAATGAATAAACTACTTGGTGAAAGTCCAAGAAAAACTCCTATCATGCAGGTGCAAGTCCTGCTACCACCTCATAAATGTGAGCCACACGTAAATGGCATGGGTTAGTAATAATGGTTGTGCCCTGGAGAATACGCTTCGGGGCTTTAATAAAAAACATCATGGAAACAAAAGAAATTACCAAGACTATTTACACTGCAAATGACGGGAAAGAGTTCTTAACGAAAGAAGATTGCGAAAAGCATGAAAGGTTTGTTGAAGAAATACTTTCACGTATTAAGTATTTCTGTATCAGATGTAATCCTGACTTAACAGAAACAGGAAATTTCTCTCATAAAATATATGTGGCTGTGTTTTCTAAACATTACCTATATAAAGATATTGCATTTCAATGGGCTTTAAAGAAGTTTGGTACTTACTTAGGGGAAAGCGTAATGGGATATGGCTTCCAACCCCATTTTAATGTAAGTGAAGTTTCTAAAGAAGAATACGAAAACTGCCCACCTACTGAATGGGGAGGCTCGAAATTAGAAAGTGAGAAAATATTCCTTAGTCCCAAATCGGTAGAAGGATTTCCTGAAAACATTGACTACATGGAAGAATGGGGATTCAAATAAAAACTTGAATGAAACTTACAATAACCAAATCCGAAGGTGCAATCATTCAGAAGCTTATCGCAGACCGAAAGTCAGACATTCATAATATTGGAGGTGACAGCAAGCAGGCAGAGCGTCTAAGTAAGCTGAACAAGAAGATTGCAAGGCAGATAAAGAAACAATACAAGACATGAGTCCTTACGTAATAACTTCTGCGGTTCTTATTACTTATGACGGAAAGAAGATACCATTGGAAAACATAGAGAGTGAAATAATGACCCGACCTATCCAGTTGACTAAGGAGAGGATACTCGATGCTTTCTCCACGATGAAGGACAAGCCGGTGAATGTTGAACTTAAAATAAAGCATATATGATATGGAATATAAAGCTGCCATAAAAGGTAACGCCCCATCAAAGGCTAATTGCTACAAGATAGTAACCATTAACGGACACAGATGTTTGGCTAAGACTCCTGCATTAAAAAAATATGAGGAATCTTTTATTTGGCAGGCTGGAAAGTTGAGGGATTTGAATATAAACGAGCCGTTTGAGTTCCACATTGACGTGTATTATCCGAGCAAACGTAGTGATTTGGATAATGTATTGAAACTGCAACTTGACGTGTTACAGCGTATAAAGTGTATAAAGAACGATAATAACTGTTGCCTTATCCATGCACGCAAATTCGTTGATAAGGACAATCCTCGTGTCGAGATTGTGATTAAGACTTTGGATTAAAAAAATATAGTTTTCTTTTGGCATTTTGGTTTGAGTGTGTATCTTTGCGGTGTTTTCCCGCCAAGAAAACATCTTTATTAGCTTAGATATATGGATTTTTATATCCATTCGACAGATTATATCTATAAATATAGGCTGTTCGTATTCCCTTGTGAACTATGTATCTTTGCTGATAGTAGTGTTTCTTGGCGGAAAACAGGGAAGCGGACAGCTTTCTTTTTATACATAACTCAAATTCTAATCACAATGCCAAGAAACTTAGAATTGGAGAATGGGAGAATAATATGTACCCCACAATCTACGTTAGTTGCTAACGAGAAAGCAACAACTCTATCCTTATCTTCTTCAACCGAAGAAATCAAACGCTATTTCAAAGCTATTTTAGAACTTTCAAAACTGAATGTTCCCTACCCTGTTAACCTTGATAGTTGCTGGATGCTTGCCTATTCAAGAAAAGATAATGCGACTAAAGAATTAACTAAAAACTTCATCCAAGACGTTGATTATCAAGTTTTGCGCCAAAAAGCGGAAAACCCAAAAGGCGGCAGACCAACAATAGAATACCACCTCTCCGTCTCCTGCTTAGAATACTTCATTGCCCGCAAAGTTCGCCCCGTATTTGACGTGTACCGTGAAGTCTTTCACAAGGTGAATGAGATTGCGCCAAAGGTTGTAAAATCAAGCGCAGCCGACAAGCGGAAAATCGCAAAGCTCGAAAAGGAACTGGAGTTTACGAAACAACTTCTCGAATGGACAAGATGGAGCGAACGCAGGGAGATTGAATTAAAATGCTCGTGCTTCTCTTTCCTCGTAAAGACGAAGCAGTACGATAAGTGGGCGGAATACAGAAGAACGGGGATAGTCAAGAAGTAACAACCATGATTGAAATACTTATCGTGTTTGGTAGTCTTTTATCGGGCTACCTCACTTTCCGAAAAAAGGGAGAGAAACTTTTCTATTGAGCAAAATCTAAAAAATTAAATATTATGAATACTTCAATTATTAAATTCGATTACAACGGAAATATAATTCCTTTTGAGAAAGGGAGTGATGTTATGGTAAACCTTACGGCTATGGCGAAAGCCTATCCCGATAAGAATTTATCCACAATTGTTAACTCGCAGGAAATCAGCGATTATTGCACATCACTTTCCAAACTAAAAAATTTTAGTTTGGCTGATTTACTGATAGTTAAGAGAGGTGGAGATAATCCAGGCACTTGGGCACACCGTCTTGTCGCTATTCGTGTTGCACAAAAACTAAATTCCGATTTAGCGGTATGGGTGGATATGAGAGTAGATGAGCTTCTTAAATACGGTATGACCGCCACGCAGCCAACTTTGGAGCAGATGATAAACAACCCCGACCTTGTTATCAGCCTTGCCACGCAGTTAAAGAATGAGCGTGAGGAAAAGCAAAGAATGGCTTGCGAAAATCAAATTCTCAAAGAACAGAACAAAAATATAATTGAAGAAACCAAACCTGCTGTAACCTTTACAAACGCATTTAGTGGAGCGGAAAATTCATGCCTTATCGGAGAGCTTGCAAAATTAATTGCGCAGAATGGATACGATATAGGCGAAAAAAGATTGTTTGCATGGATGCGTAAAAACGGATATTTGGGCAAGCATGGAGAAAGATATAACGTGCCAAATCAGAAATACATAGAACAAGGGTTGTTTGTAATCAAAAAAGGCGTACGCTCTGGAAGTAATGGCGTTTTACATACGACATTGACTACAAAAGTTAGTGGCAAAGGACAAGTTTACTTCGTGAACAAATTTCTTAATACCATATAGAAAGTAATAATATGAAAACAATAAAGCAGCAATCAGAAGAGTATGCGTTGAAATATCCTTCCGAAATCCGAAATGAAATAGCGAAAGCATGGATAGACGGGAGAAACTCAATAAGGAAGAAAGAGGTACTTGACCTCTATTTCGTAGAGGAAGAATACAAGGATATATTCATATACTGGCTCAACTACAAAAAAGAGAGGGGGCAGCCATACAAGCAGACCGGAGCAGAGGCATGTTACCGGAAGCTATTAACTCTTTCGGGAGGTGACAAGCAGATGATGATTGCAATAATAGAGCAAAGCATGAGTAATAATTACCAAGGGTTATTTCCACTAAAAGACAATGGGAACAGAAATCACACTAACAAGCAAGGAAATAGCGGTTCTATCTTCCAGGCAGCTGATTGCTATCTGCAAGAACATCAGTAATGAGATAACTTCCATAAGCCAAGCGATAAACGCACCTCCCATACAATTATCACAATGGAGGAAAGATAACGAAACCTGCATAAAGGCGGTTCTTGTAAAGTTCATAGAAGGTACTCTGTTGTTTTACGGCCGTAGCCGCGAGGATATGAATGACTATCAAGTAGCATCCATTGTAAACTCTATCCTTGACAAGTATTATTATTTCAGAATTGAGGACGTTTGCCTTTGTTTTAAACGGGCAAGGGAAAACTCATCATACGGTGGATTTTATGGCAAAATAGACGGTTCTGTCATCATGAGCTGGTTTGCCACTTACGATAAGGAGCGGGATGAAGTGATACACTCAATGCCGGAAGAAAAAATTAATGTTTTTACTGGAGAAGAGTATAGCCGAGAAGAGTACATTGAGATGTTGAAAGCTAAGATAGCCGGTGGAGACCTGTACGCAAACGAAGCATTGCGGCGTGTTGGTACATTCGAGCGTATAATGTTTGATAGACGTGGAGAGTATGCCAGTTATAAGTATTGGCGAAAGCATAAATTTGACAATAAAGTATGAGACTTACAATATGTTGGACGACAAGAGGCAGGCAAAGACGCTTTTACTATGATATATGCAAAAAGTTTGGCATATCGGATTACATGAGTGTTAATCATGAGACGCCATGCGATATAAGGGATGAAGATATGGAACTGTTGAAGGAATGCGAAAAACGAGGGTTTATCCAAATAAGAAACAAACGGTAAATAATCATGGACATAGAGATTGAAAAGAAAATCGAACAATTGGAGTGGCAGCGTGACAATGCAATGCGCATACGCTGCCCGTTGGTGGCAAGGAAGTATCAGCGCATGATTGATGAACTTGCAAAAGAGAGCAGAAACAAGAATATGAACAAGGCAGAACAGACAAGGCAATGACTACCGACACGGCAAATCAGATAATCAGCAAGTATGAGAGCCTTGTAGTTCTGTGCACCTACAACATACTGCTCACAAACGACATCTGTTGCGGGCAGGTTATCGAGTGCCTGCATGCAATGAAGAGAACGCCTTATTACAAACAGGCATTCAAGCGGTATTTGAATGATGCCGATAAGGCAAGAAAGGAATACGAGCGTACTGTAAACAGCGTTATCGGTTCAGACCGGAGCGAGTTTTTCGCCGACTGCAACGACAAGTACACGGAAGAAGTGAACAAGCACGTGGATATGCTGTATTGGCAGTTCAAGCAGGTTCTCGACGATAACGGCGTACCCCATTCCGCAGAGATTGCAAGGTTCGAACTTGCAAGGACATTATGTGATTACGCCTGCATCCAGTTTGACGAAAGGATTAAAGAGCTTCGAAAGAAAGATTCACGGTTTAACGGGTTTACGTTGGAATACCTGAAGCTTTCCAATGTGACAAGGATGATGAACCTTGCTTCCGACTGTTTGAAAATCGGGAAAACGGTCAATATGAACACAGAGCGGTGTACAGCAGCATTTGATGTGCTGGTAAGAAAGCTGTCGGATGCGGATAATATTGCCAACGCGATAAAAGTTTAGCGAGATGAAACTTATTTATAACCTTATAACCCTCCTCATGGACTGGCTCTCGGTAGAGGTTGGAGCGAATGAAGAGTGGTTCTGAACAAAGACATCATGGTGCAAAATGTGTGTTTCGGAAGACAATCGGGAACGGAATAAAAGAAAAGATATATGAATATAGGAATATTAGCAGTTGACAGCAATTACCCTAATCTTGCGTTGATGAAGATAAGTGCATATCACAAGAAGAAGGGCGACATCGTGGATTGGTACAATCCATTTAACCATTACGATAAACTCTATATGGCTAAGGTTTTCAGCTTCACCGAGGATTACAGACAATGGGTAACCAATGCCGACATTATAGAGAAAGGCGGTACCGGATATGACATCAGCAAGACATTGCCTACAGAGGTTGACCGGATGCAGCCCGACTATTCTCTTTATCCGCAGATAGATTCCAAAACTGCATACGGATTTCTTACTCGCGGATGCCCTAATCACTGTAAGTGGTGTGTGGTTTCCAAGAAAGAAGGTAATATTATGCCATACATGGATATTGAAGAGATAGCGGTTAACGGAAGAAAGAATATCATCCTTATGGATAATAATGTACTCGCATCTGACTATGGTTTACAGCAGATAGAAAAGATTGTCAAGCTGAAACTGCATGTAGATTTCAATCAAGGGCTGGATGCCCGATTGGTTACTGATGATATTGCAAAGCTGCTTGCTAAGGTCAAATGGATAAAGCGTATTCGGTTTGGGTGTGATACACCAGGACAGATTGCCGAGTGTGAGCGTGCTACAGCATTAATTGATAAGTACGGCTATAAAGGTGAATACTTCTTTTACTGCATCCTACTTCATGACTTTAAAGAATCATTCGAGCGCATCAATCATTGGCGAAATAGAGGGAGTAGATTCTTGCCTCATGCACAACCGTATAGAGACTTAAACAATCCGCATCAAATCATCCCGCAATGGCAAAAAGACTTAGCCGGGTGGGCTGACAAGAAATGGGTGTTTAGGAGCTGTGAATTTAAAGACTTTATGCCACGGAAAGGATTTAAATGTGCCAAGTATTTTAATTAATTGAATATCCCATGAAAACAGTTAAACTTTCCAATTTAAAAGTAGGTGACCTTTTCATCCATAAAGGAACGGTGTACGAGATTATTGCAAAGAGTAAGTGGACTTCCATATGTAGGTATCTAAATGATAAATATCGCTTCGGTGGTTGGTGTCAATACTTGTATTGTGATTTTAGTAACTACACAAAAGTGGAAATTTAATATTAGCAGATTGATTATGAAACAGACAGTAGAAGAAGCAGCCCGCACTCATTGGAGTGAAAGTACATATAATAAAGATGCGGAGCTTGCCTATGATGAAAAAGACAGTATAGCTATCAAGGCATTGGCAAAATCGGTTGCATTACGGGCTTTTAAGAAAGGTGCAGACTGGCAGGCAAAGCAATCTCCGTGGATAAGCGTTGAGGAACGGTTGCCAGAAAATGAAGATAGAGTATTAGTGCTTTGTAAGATGAAGCGCTTTAACAGCTATTTTACGTTGTTAAATAACTATATAGATGGGGAATGGGAAACAAAAACATTGGCGTATTATGATACGATAGCTTGGATGCCCATCCCCTCTTTCGATGAGATACTCGAAGTCAACAAGGATGTACTGGAACGGATTAAAGAGAAAGAAGACTGAATTATGGATAAACAAACCAACAATATTTGCTGTGAAAAATGCAAGCATTATCTCCATGTGGTAGATAGAGAGAACCGTTCTCGCGGATATGTATGTGCTTTATGGCTGGACGGGATAGCTGGTAGTTTGGACTGGTTCTATCCGGATGTGAAATGTTTCGAGAAAAATACAAGAGATGGAAAAGTACAGAATTAAGACACATGGAGTATATGGCCATATTTTTGACGTTCAAGTGAAAAAATGGTATGGCTGGGTACTTGTTAAGAGGTTTAAGGCGGATGTGAGTTCTAACGACACGATGATAGACAATATTTATTACTGTGAAATACTATCCAAGGAACTTTTGGAAAAATTGGAGGAGGAATTATGAAATCAAAACAAGTATTATCAGTCGAACAGATGGAACATTTGCAGGAGCTTGGGTTGGATACAAGCGATGGAAGCATGTGTTTCGAGTGGAATGAATCAGATGCAGACAACATGGTTGTAACCTCTCCGGATGCCGATACGAATTACGACTATTATCATGAAACTTACACTTTGCAGGACATTCTCGATAAGCTGCCGCGATACATAAATGTCTTCTGTATAACGTATAAGCTGTGCGTTAAGCCTCTTTTTGCTTGTCCTTGGGCTATAAGTTATCAAAAAAGCATGTCTGAACCATTCATCGTTAAAGTTTCCGGAAATCTATTGGATGCAGCCTACGAGATGCTGTGCTGGTGTATTAAAAACGGATATGTTGAAAAGGAGGGTAAATAATGAAAGCGAGAATAAAAGAGACTGGAGAGATTGTAGAGGTTGAAGGCTTATTCGACGTTGGGACTGCCTTAGTGAAAGGTAGGTATTTCAAAGTGTCAGAACTCGACTTCTTTGATAATTTTGAAACTATTGATTGGGAGCAAAGGCGTTATGAATTGGCAAAATCCGCTATGCAAGGGTATTGTATTGCTTTAGGAATAAACGATGACAGTGAAACTTATGATGATATTGCAATAGGTTCCTTGAGAGCAGCCGATGCACTAATAAAGAAATTGAAAGGGAAATAACCATGGAAATAAAGAACGGAATAATAATAGACGGAGTGCTGCATGAAGCGGTGCAAGATTATGTTCATTGCGCCTTATGTTCTCTATACGAGAAATGCGCAGAGGTGGACTACGCAGCATGTATGACCGATTTGTTTAGCTGTGGCGGTTTTATCAATCGTGGCAAAGTAACAGATATTAAGATAGATAAGGAGGAATGACTATGGGATTTACAACACCGTGCTTTATAAGAAAAAGTACACCGGAGCTTCGGAAGAAGTTGGAGGAGTTGGGATATAGATTATTTGGGGCGGAACTTAACGAAGATTTATGTATTTTCACTGAACCCGAATACAGTCTATATAGTGTTGAGTTTTTCAGTAACATTCCACATCCTGACGAAACCGATAGTGTTGATTGCGGAACCAACGAAGAGCTTTTATTGGCTATTGCTGCATTAAGGGATGATACAGACAAATACCAATGGTTTACCGATGGAGATAAATGGATTCTGTGTCCTGAAATCAAGTTCTCTACCTATTGGGCTTACAATGATGTTGACATTAACACAGATACCATTCACAAGGCTACCGTAAACGAACTGATTGAACACTTTAAAGTATGAAGAAAATAATTATCCTTTTGGCAACAGTTGCACTATTCGGGTGCAATAACTCTGGAGAATACCCTATAGAACACCGTACAATTGAGGGAAGCGTGACTTATCTCAATGATAGTATAGTGATTATCTGTACCCATAAAAAGGGGCTTGACAACTACGAAACGAAGATTATTAATTTGAAAAGACAATAGCTATGACCGAAGAACTCGTAACATTAGAGACAGCGAAGCTGCTGAAAGATAAGGGCTTCAATTGGAAGTGTGAACACATAATAGACCGCAATAAGGTTATTACAAAATATGACCTTCCGCAAAGTATGTCGTGTTGTACGGAAATAGATGACGAACCTATTGAATTTTTGTGTCCAGTGTTGTATGTTGCTCAAAAGTGGCTGCGTGAAACCAAGAAGCTACACGTTGAAGTATCCTATATGTATGGAGACTATTGGATATATGATATACTAACAATACCGAACCATGATTTAGTGGGATTATCCGACAGGCCTTTGGTGCATTATAAAAGCTACGAGGAAGCACTTGAAGCCGGAATACAAGAAACTTTAAAACTTATATGAGAATGGACCCTGTTGTAAATGATGCTTATAGGCTTAGAAAACTTTTAGAAAAAGCAACGGGGCTAAAAGTATATAAGTCGGAACTAATAGCCAACTATTTTAATGGCTATCTAAGTATAGTACAAGAGTATAAGAATGAAACCAATCCGCACATTACAGTAGCACAAGGTAGCTGGTCGATAGAAAACGGTGGGGAGTATAAAATTTCACTCTATACACCTACAATCGTTATTAAAGGCAAGAGGATACTTAATACTCGTTTTGTAAAAGATGTAGCCTATAAGATAGTGGAAGCATTAAATGATGAATTTGGGGAAGATAATTGGAATACGTGCAATGAGGAGCAAAAGTGTTGGCTTCCCATGTCTCGAAACTCGTTCTATTTACAAATCCCAAATTTTGAGAAATATTAAAACTTATATGATTATGAACAAAGGAATTTACACAAAAGAAAATGTAGGTAATGGTGTATTCATCTTTACCGCCAACAAGAGTTTTGTAGAACCTAAATTTGGGGGACTGCATGAAGAAAACGAACAGGCACAATGTGCAGTTATTATCCATGATGGCAATGCTTTATTCTTCTATCCGGAAGATATGGATAATAATACCCATATTCTTCTTGATTGGGAGAAAGAGCAAACAGGGAAGATATATCCAACTACAGAAGAAGGCATGAAGGATACTGATGGAATAGGTAATACCAAAGCATTAGCTGCATCCGGAAGCGAAATTGCTGAGAAAGTCATAGCATTGGACTTATGTGGATTAAGTTGGCACATTCCGACACTACAAGAGAGTGTCTTAGGGTATGAACATAAGGTTATGCTGAATACAGCCTTAGCTATCTGCGGAAAACAACCAGTGAAAGATGACTGGTATTGGTGCTCTACGAGAAAAGGAAACAAACGCAATTTTGTTCTCGATTGGTTCAATGGTAGTTGGTTCAACGGCAGTCAGGACTTTGACAGTTGGGTTCGCCCCGTGTCCGCTATCTCTCTTAATTCACTTTAACCTTATAAAAGAAAGATACAATGAAGAAGATAATGTTCAACAATAAATACGGCTTAACGCAGGCTGTATTGGATGGTCGGAAGACGCAGACAAGAAGAATCATTAAGTGTCCGAAAGCATATCAAGAAAATCCTGCTGGATGTTTTAGGATTACTGAATCAGATGATGTTAGCCCCCTTTTTGAGATTCTTGTATATGATAAGGACTGTAATGACTTTGTTCCAATGTTTATTCAGCCGAAGTACAAGGTTGGTGGAGTTTTTGCCATTGCACAATGTTATGAAAGTTTAGGGATGAATCCCGAAATTGCACTTAATGATAGGGACGGAATAGGATTTTATACTAAAACTAAATTCGCACCCGGTTGGAAAAATAAAATGTTTGTCCGCGCTGACCTCATGCCCCATCATATCCGCATTACCAACATCAAGATAGAACGGTTGCAAGGCATTTCCGATGAAGATTGCTTTAAGGAAGGAATTTTTAAATGGGATGCTGGACAAAAGGATATTCCTTTTTATTCATTCCATTACGCAGATATACCCGACTACAATGATCCTCGTGACGCATTCGCAGAACTGATAGATAAAGTCTCCGGCAAAGGTACATGGGCATCCGATCCTTATGTTTTCGTATATGAATTTGAACTGATTGATTAAAAACGAGAAAAGATATTGATTATGAAACGTGAAATAAAATTCAGAGGAAAAAGCACTGATACGGGGAAATGGATATATGGATTTCTCTCTTTTTTCTATACTGCCGGAAGGGACGAAAACGGACTTATCCTCACAGACAAGGCAAAGATATATTCTCCGGAAGACTGCCGGTGCGATGACGTATGGGCTGAAACTGTTGGTCAGTTCACGGGAGTTAAATACAATGATAGAGAAATATATGAGCATGATTTGGTTGAATGCGCTGGTGTACTATGTGAAGTAGTGTATAGTGATAAAATCGGTTCTTTTGTGCTATTAGAAGTTCTGTCTCAAAATCTTGGAAATAAGCCAATAGGACAAATGATAGATATGTTCGGGATTAGATATGTAGGTAATATTTACGACAGCCCGGAGTTATTGAAATAAAACAACCATGAGTAAATACATGAATTGGGAACTCTACGATAAACCACCTGAGGGTTTCTCCATTGACAAGCATACTGGTTCTCCTTTGACCGGATACGACTTTTACACAAACGGGAAAAGCGTCTTAAACGGAGGAGTAAGAATTCTTGTAAAATCTCTGAATGTTCATGTTAACAACATAGCAGACAACCACTACCCCGTGAAAAGAAACACTCCCAATAACAAAGAACCCAAACAAGACCCGATGATTAACCGTAATGTGCGCCAACGGGTAAATGTCTTTGCACGCGAGAGGTTTAAAGTAAAGCTACTACAAGAAATAGAATTTGATTTAATGGTGTGTCAACTCGAAGGCTGGAGTATGGGAAGCTACGTCAATGAGCTTAAGCAATTGATTGATGATGTTTATCGGAGAATGGTTAAGACAAAGAAAAGGAATAGCAAGACTATCAGTAACCCAAAACTTGAATTTAAAGATGAATGAATTATATATACCTCCACAGCGATTAAACCGCAACCCTATTAACGGGCGGTTTTTAAAAGGAAGTATCCCTCATAACAAGGGGAAGAAATGGGATGATTACATCCCTTCGCATAAAAGGGAAAGTATGATTAAAGGATTAGCTTTAGGGAGAACGGGAAACCCTAATATAGCGGGCTGCAATGCAAAGAAAGTAGTAGCCATAAAGAGCGGACGGTTACAAGGTGTTTTCCAGTCCTCTAACGATGCGAAACGAAAGACTGGCATTTGCGCCCGTAATATCAGGAATTGCTGTTCCGGAAAGCGTAAACACGCTGGCGGCTATCAATGGTTTTGGGAAAGCGATAATAGTTGGTGTGAATTAATTATAAATGAATAATATAACCATGAGTAAATTAGAGCACATCGCCACAATTGATTACTGCTACTGGCGATTGGAAAAGTTGAATGAGGCTCTTTCCAAGCCTAAATCGACTATGGAGCAGTTGGTTGATAAAGCCTGCGGTTATAATGAAGTAGAAGAAGTGAAAAAGGAAGCTATAGCCCTTTTGGAACAGATTGTTGAAAGTAAAAAGGCTATCGGTGTGAATTATTCGGGAGATAGCAAGTTCCTTGATAAATTAAAGAACAAAGAAACACATGAGTAAACTATACAAAGTAACCCTCTTCGGTAAATCATTCATTATAGGATGGTTCAGTTATGCAGATAAATGGTATCATAAATTTAGTATAATATATTGAACATGAAAAACAAAATCATAGCGAGCGTTATAGCAGCACTGTTCCTGCCTATGCTTATTTTCATACATTGGGCTATTGTTTATTTCTTGTCGGTTAGAATTGTATTAGCAATCGCAATGACGGTCAGCATAATTGTTGTGACATACAAGCTTTCCAAACTTTTACTTGACGAACATTCTAAAAAATGTAAAAGACCATGAGAAAAGCAGACAGAATAATCAGAGACAGACATTCCCGCATCCCGGACAAATACAAGAAGATTGACACTACGGTCAACGGGAATGCAGAAAGCCTTGCCGAACAACACAAGGAAGTGGAAAGAAGGCTATTCCCTCTACGCCTTAACAAGACCACTGTTATTTACGTCACAAAAGACAAACAAAATGAAGCATATGCAGCGAAGGCACGTAAACGGATGGGGATAGCAGAGCCGAAGAAACCTTTCGTTGACCCGCTTTCGGAAGAAAACATTACCAAGCTATACAAGGAAGAAAACATGCCGCCCCGCAGAATGGCTGAAATGTTGGATGTAAGTGTAAGGACGATATATCTAAGATTGGCTAAGTATGGACTTACAAAAGTGAAATGCAGATAACATGAAAGAGAATAATATTTTAAACAAAGAGATTTATGCAGAGGCTATGATAGCAGCCTCTAAGGTTGATTTCCTTGAAAGCAAGGATGAGATTAAGATGTATGCCACTTCGCTGTATAACGCAGTAATGTGGGGCAGAAATCATACGGTTAAAGCAAAAGAATTAGAGACACCAAGCTAATACCCTCACCAAAACGGCAAGCGGTATAACCCAATGGAGAACCCGTTCAAAGCGTTCTAAACGTTCCATTGGATAACCCGGAAAAGGCGGCAATAGTCCATGTAAAGGACATTGTCCGCCAATTCAAGCAGTTCATCTATGTAATCCCTTTTTCGCATCACGTTCAAGTTTTCTACGTTGTTGGCGGTTTATACCATTTGCTATGGCAAGGCTGTTCAGCGTCTCTTTCTGTTCGGGAGAAAGCATGTTATATACTTCTTCCCGTGATTTGCCTGATAAAATGGCTTGTACTATTTTCCACATAAGCTACGTCTACAATGTTCACACAAAAATTTCTTCGCTACCGGGAACATCTTCTGTCCCACATATCCGCTAAGGTACTGCGCTTCTTCTCCATACGGGTCGATGCCGAACGCCCGTGAGATATGCCGGCATAGATGCCCCTTTTCATGGTCGAAAGAGTTTTGAAACTCTGCCGGGGAAGAAGTAAGGGCTATAACCATTACGGTCTGCCTGTTTCGGATATTGGAGTAAGTGATACCCGTATTCAGATTGCAGGAGCGCATGTTCTTATAGGCATTCGCCAAATCCATCCCCCTGCATCCTACCCGCTGAAGGTCGGCGATGATGCGGTCGGTATAATAGCAGTCCACCGCATAATATACACGCACTTCCCAATCATAATCCGGTATGTAAAATTCCTGTATTATCATAGGCTACATCATCTGTTCCCACATGATAGGATTGCCGGAGCCTATACAATCGGCATAGAACCGAGTGAAAGGCATTCCATTGTAAGTGTCCACATCATCTATGTAATCCTTAATGAACAATGCGAGATGTGCTTCGTCAGTGATAGAGCTTTTGTAGTAATCCGACTTCGCCATGTTTGCCACGTAAACGCTGTCGTACCCTGCATCCTTCTCCAGGTTTATACTGTACTTTTTAAGAAGTTCCTCTACCTGCTCTTTGCTGATTGGTTCAAGTTTTTCCTCCTTGCCCGTAGATTTGTTTTCCATCTTCATGCGGGAAACAGCCCATAGGCACATCTTCTTGCTGAAATGCCATCCGTACTGGCTGAGATAGTCAGCCATTGCAGGCGGTATTCTGTCGTATGTATCTAATCTTTGTTTCATATTTTCCTGATTTTAAGTGATTGGCAAAAGAGGGGAATAATCCCCTCTCCATTACATAAACTCTCCGTTGGCGCGTCTGCGTCTGCGTTCGCCCATATCATCACCGTAAGGCTGTGAACCGCGGCGTTCGTTGTAAACCGGATATTCCGGGAAGTAACCCGGCATGCGGCGTTCGCCCATATCTGAGCCGCCGCTATAGCTTCCACCGCGTGAACCACCGCTGTTACGATAGCCCATTTCACCGCCCTGCATCTCACGCATGGCTTTCTCGTAACCATAACGGCAACCCTCTCTATAGGCTTCTTCCATAGGATTACCGCCTCTCATACCGAAGTCACGGTCATATTCTCCGCGTCCTTCTTCCAATATTTCCCACATTCCCATATTTTATTTCTTTGTTTTAGATGTTTCAGCAACTCCGAGCTGTTCCATAAGCCGTTTGTTCAAATCCATAAGGTCGGACATGTTCTTGCTCATTTCCGCCATTTGCCCTTTCAGAGAGGATATTTCCTGTTCCTGACGTTGTTTCTCTGCAAATTCGGGGTTCAAGAGCGTCAGCATCTTGTCACATCCCGCAATGACGGAATTGTGGAAGTCCATGCTATTGATAATGTCTATGCTTTTCTGTTTCATAGAAGCGACCTCGTTGTTCATCGCATCACGAGAGCATGACACTACGATATTACCGTTCTGTCCGAAGTCGGCTATATCCATGCCAGCAGGTAGATTTTGGAAAGTCGTGTTCTGCCCGTTGATACAGACAACGACATCCACAACCATTTCCATTTGGGGCAACTGTCCCATAGGGGGTGCCATAGGATATTTCGGCTTAGGAGCGGAAACGCTGACTACCGGACCGTATTCGATAAACGGATTAGCATCCTTATGAAGTATATACAACTGGTTATTGGTACGAAGTGATTGAAACATATTGGTTTGATTTTAAAGGGGTGTGGCTATTCCCATTTTGGAAACAACCACAAATCCCCATGTTAACTACTTGCTCTTTTGAGCGGTTGCTTCTTCTGTCGGAGTCGGTGCCGATGCGGTTGTCGGACGATACCCACCGTTAACAAGGAACAGTTCGTTGGTGTACTTGTTATAGTGAATTTCGTAGATACCCGTTCCGGCAAGGTTGCCGACAGTCACCGGCTCATTGTTGTAAGCCAGCAACGGTCTTGTATCCCCGTTAGTCCCTATCAGTATCGGGAGTGTAGCAGTCGTGCCGGCTGGTATCGCCTGGCGGAGACTGACATAGAAACCGCCTACATAGCTTCTGTTACGGAACGCATGGTTAGGAAGCTCCAAAGTCACGTTCTCCGTGCCGACCGTTACGGCTACCGTAGGAAGGGTATTGAAATTAGCCCTTCCAATAGTAGGGAACAAGAAAGGAAATCCTGTAAAAAAGTTAGGCCACATAATTACCCCCTTTCTTACCGGAATTAACCCCAGTAGTTGTTACAACCACAACCGCCACGTCCATATATTGCATCACCGGCGTAAGCACCGAAAGCCGCAGCACGGAAACAGTCTGTGTTGATGGCTTGAATATTAGGGTAAACAACCGGAACGGTGTTAGGCATCTTGCATTTTATTCCATCGACATCGGACTGCAATGCCTGCAAGCCTGCTGCCAAAGGAGCAATCTGTTGTCCTACTGAATTCAGGATAGTAGCATTCTGGTTACGTTGGGAGATTTCAGCAGTCAAAGTGGCTTTTTCTGCTGTAAGAGCCGCAATCTTGTCCTGCAATGCCTGGTTCTGCATGGCGTCCAACTTCGCAAGGATAGCATTGGTATTGGCAGTCGCACCGTCACGCAATGAAAGTGCATTCTGATTGGCTGTGTTGACAAGCGCGTTGGTCTGATTGCACATCGCAAGCTGGTTCTCATAGCCCATTGTAGTAATGGCGTTCTGAGTCTTGCAGCAACAATCTGCAATCTGAGTAAGAACAGCCTGATTTCCGGACTGGAATGCGTTGATGATTTGCTGGCTTGACATGCCCACCTGATTTCCTACATTGGCGATAAGTCCCTGGATGTTGCACAGGGCGCTCTGTAACTGTTGGGTAGAGCAGTTCAAAGAAGAAGCAAGCTGGTTGATGGCATTGCCATTGCCCTGAATGGCTGACATCAGGTATTCACGACCGACATCACCGTTAAGCTCGGCAGGCAGACCGCCACCATTGCCAAAGCGGTTGCCGAAGCCGTTGCCGCCCCAACAGAACCACAAAAGGATAATCCAGATGAACCACCACGAGCCGCCCCATTGGTCTTGGCTGCCACGTCCCTGGTTCAGTAAAGCGAGAAGTCCGGGGTCTACACCCTTGCTTCCCATCAAGTTGGGCAACATAGCCATGATGTCGAATTTGCTTCCGCCACCATTTCCGTTGTTCCCGTCTTGATTGAAGACATACGTTCTTTCCATAGAGATTTATATTTTGTATTACGGTCAAAATCAACCGCATCACAAAAGTATAAATACCGATACTGCCATGAAATCAGTTGTTTCCCAACGCTTTCCTAATGTTTTCCCAATATATTCTCAACATTTTCCCGCCTTCCATACGTTCTTGAAAATTGGAAATCATGTAGTTTATCGCGCGTTTGGTCTTGTGAATTTTAGGAGCTATCTGTGAAGGGTACATTCCCCTTTCAACAAGCAACTGTACAAGCAGATAGCGGGCGTCTACGGTTTCCGTATCCTTATCCGAAGATAGTATTCGGCTGGCGGGTATTTCGGTCTCCTGCGCCACGAGATTAATTGTTTCGGCAAAGATTTCTGACTTACACATAGTTTTTCTGAATTTTATATTTATCTTTGCCCTGCCACATAAAATATTTGATTATATACGAACAAAGCATAAGATACCGTGTTGAAGATATTAAAGCCTCCAACGTGCGGTGTCTTATGCTTTTTTCAAATTTTTATGTGGCAATAATTATTTGAACGTTGGGGGCTTTCTTTTTACTCTAAGCCCCGAAAGAGTGTCAGCTACAAGCCAACTTCTACATCGTTAATTTCTTTCTTATCTTTATGGTGAGCCAAACAATTACGAATAAAACACATGTCAGATTTATCGAAATGCTGGCACCACCGTAATTGATTTTAAACTTTTCCCACCATGACAGTTCCCTCTCTACAGGATAAGGTTTGGGCACTTCAATCCTTCTTATCTTTTCGATAAAATACGGCATTTTGACCGTTACCGTAGCATGAGGATAAATACCCAATGAATGGTTCAATATCCCGTTGCTAAATGAAGCATAGCTGTAGGCATACGGATTGCGAAGGAATGACGTTGTATCGGCAACAGATACGCTATCCTTGTACGGAACCAATCTCTCTTGAAATGTAGTGTCATGGAAAACCACACTATCAAGAATCTTTGTCTCAACCGGCATATAAACAGTCCTCGTTCTACAGGAACACACCGTCAACACAAGAAACACTATATACACTAACTTCTTCATAACTTCAACAGATAATGATTAACAACCATGCCTGCACATATTGCGACAGTTCCACACAGCAAGTCTGCTTTGTTCCATTTGCCGTTATAGTAGTGGCAACGGTCGCTGTTTTCCTTTATAAAGAGCATCAGCAGTGCAGTGCTGCCACCGAATACTATGGCGGTGGATAGATAGACCACCGCACCTAAGATGTTATTTCTCATACCATAAATAATTAAACAATTAGTAAAACATTATACCGTAGTTCCACTGGCATCTATCCATGAAAAACCGTTCCACCAAATAGGCTTGTTTATATCTGTATCATAATATTGAAAACCCTTATCCGCATTAGTAGGTCTGTCTTCGGTCTTACCACTATTATTGGCAATATTTCCCAAAAAACTGATAGGGATTTTTTCTAACCCGTCAGGAAGTGAATTAGTAGCCCTAAAAGTAATTATGTTGTATTTAAAAGCGCAGTTAAACAGATACGCTCCGCTTATATTACATTTTATAAAAATATTTTTATTCAGCTTATCTATATAAGCTTCAAATCCTTTTATGGCATTGGTATAATTGAAAAGAACTCCCTGGACATCACCGTCACCGAAAGAATATAAATCCAAAATATTATTGGATTTATTTAAAGTGTTCAACAAGTTGAATACTATTCTGAATACACCAGGATTGTCAATGGAGTAATTTATCACAATAATATTATTCTTGACAAGGATTGTATGGTCATCGGATAATGTACCAATTGACGATTGAAGCTTTTCTTCTATATCATCATCTGTAACCGATTCATTTGAAGTTCTTCCCATTTCCTGATTTGACAGTATGTTTTGAAAATCAGTATTTTTATACAGTCCAAAATACCATACAGTCTTTGAATCTATATTGAAATTGAAATTTGAAACAGAAGCTATATATAAATTATCATCATCTTTTTTCTTGATGATATATAAACCTGTTATAGTACTTTTAAAATTCCTTATGTTAGATATGTTAGGAAGAGACTCTTCGGCATCATGCCTGATATAGAACGGATATTCCACCATTGCATCACTTATATGATTGGCAGTTTCAATATAACTATTATATCTACTGATAGTACCCAATGTATATCCATTGGCAGTAGAACATATTTTTCCTATAATGTAATAAGTAGCCATTTTATTAGAATAAGTATTGTTTGATTAAATCCTCAACTTTTCCCAAATACAATTGTTTAGAGTACCATGTACATATGAATTTGGGATTTAAATTGCCTGCAAAATGAAACAGACCTTTATTATACAAATGAATCAGAGGGGAGTACTCTGTAAAATTTTTACCGTATTTTACGGTATTATCTGCCGGATTCCGCAATGTATAATAGCTTTCCGAAGCTCCACTCTCCGTTATTGAGTTTGCCACATACTTGCCATGGCTTGACATTGTATTATATAGCAAATTGAAGGGAGTGTACATATCCGTGTTCTCTTCTGTTGTAAATTCATCCTTTAACCCGAAAAATGGATATATATTTAACCCTTTATAGTCAAACTTATTGAATAAATCAAAGGGCATATTGGATTTGTCCCCCCTATACCCCGATATTCCGACCTTAAATCCCCAAGCCTTTATATCTGATATTAAAGACCTGGTTATATTACACATATCCTTATTCCCTTCATCTGTAGGCTCATACCACTCATTCAATATAAATATTGCATGTACGTCATTCTTTCCTACAAAATCTCTGGTTATATCCCTTACTTCATTTACGTAATTTCTATAAAATTCCACATTATCCCGTCCATTATAATCACCTCCATCTATATGGAATTTGACCGCTTCTATGTTTACGCCGTTAGCATGGAAATAATCATAAAAATTTTCCGGATAATCCCGTATAATATTCCCTTTCTCATCGTTATGTAAGGCAATAACTACCGTTATACCTATACATCCGCATGACTTAATGTAATTGATGAATTGTGTAGGTTGCTCCACCGGAGTTTCCTTAGACCAATACCCCACATTCAGAGTCAGTATCGTATCATTTTTCTGCTGGAGCTTAGAATATGGATTTATTGGAAATTTGTCTACAAAATTATTGTCTATATCGCATTTAAGTTCATTTGAATAATCCGGGGTATCTGAATTTATACACCTGACATAACCAATGGAAGTCAACTTGCCATTACTCAAACTTCCCCCGTCAAATTTCAAAATGCAGTTTTCGGGAATAGTGATTTGAGCACCATCCAAATCAAAATCATACTGAATCATATAAATTGTATGAGGCTGATTAACCATATCCTGTGTAAGTATATTTTTACCGTCTATAATATTCCTGCGCAGGATTTTATACCCCATTCCCACATGTATTCCAGGATTATAAACACGGTCGGCAAATTTTAAAACACTTAAACTTTCCCCTTTGTCTACAGACACAAGGTCCTCGTCGTCCGCAAGATTATTTATTGTACCGCCGCCACTTGCGTTAATAAACTGCTTGGTTGATTCGGACAGCATATCAGGAGTAACACGCTGGGAACTGAAATTTGAAATTGCATCACTTTCAACTTCCTTTATTTTACTGATTGCTTCATCTCTAATGTCAGTCAATTTATCTTCATTTGATTTCCAGTTCTCGATATTTTCAAATACTCCACCTGCAAATTCCCATGTCTCCACAAGTCCGCTATTGTTCAAGAATGACACCTTTAGCCCAACCATTCTTATATCTTCCGGAACTTGAACAATAGCACCTTCTAATGTATATCTATTACTGCCATCAATCCCGGATGAAGGATGATGAATAGAAACATTATACTCGGTTATATAGCTCATATATCCACCTTTTCCGGAACTAATGAAACTCTTTAGGGCGTTAGGGGTGATAGAACCGTTTTCTCTGTCTTCTTGAAATGGAAACTGCTCATTACCCGTCAAAACGTCTCTTTTGGGGAGTTGTCCAATTTGTTGTCCTTTTTCTATTTTCTCTTCCATACTACTATTTATTTTTACTTGTAAGCAATATCGGCTCTTCATTAGCCAACAACAATGGAGCGTCATTGGCTAATAATAAATACCCTTCGTCAGGAAATGGATGCGGCTTATTTCCGCCAGCACCGGGAAACCCTATGGTAAGTATGCTAATTACGGGAATGCCGATTATAGGAATGCTGATGTGAGGGATAGTGATTGGTTTCATAAGGCTATCCCTCTTTAATCATTTTCGCTTCTGACACTTTCGTAGCACTTCTTATTGTAATTTCCATACCTGCCGCTATGCCAATAAGACGAAATATCACATTGGAAGGGCCTAAGGCTTGATTGGCATTTGGGGAAAGCGGGATAGGATTCATGCCCTCGATATTGGCAAATACAGTCACCATTCCGCCCTTGTTCTTTATCTGTATGGTAACGGGATTACCGTCACTGACAAACGTTGCGTAATACGCTGTTTTGCCTTCTTCTTTTTGAAATGATAAAACTTCTGCTGCCATGATGTTTATTTTTTAGAGTTTCAATACCTGGTTTCTGTTTCCTTCTCTTCGGTGGCTGACGTGTACCCATGAGAAGTTTTTCTCATCAATAACCTGGTCAAAGGGAAGTTTCAATTCTTGTATAAGATTAAACAGTCTTTTGTTCTCTTTCGGAGTATTTGGCGTACCGACAATATCGGCAGCACACATGTTCATGTGGTCGCTCGTTTTAGAGCCGCCTACTGCTTTATTCAGAGCAGAGCAACGGTATCCGCTTGTCACTGTGATAGGTTTTCCGTAAGCCTCTCTTAACGGGTTGAGGACATTGTCAACCAACGCTTGTGCATTGGGAAGCAGTTCTTGCGGCAATCTGTTGTCTATAGCTTTCTTATCAGCCGTTTCGCTTTTAACCAGTTCTGCAATTGTAAAGTATCTCATGTTATTCCTCCTTTCTAAAATATTTGTCATAAACCACACGAGCCACCCATCCGGCAACAACACCGACACCGAATGATACAACAGTAGTCAGGTTCACCCAAAACGGTGTGTAGTGCATGTAAAGCATAACTCCCACGATGATAGCGATAACAATCGCTGCGATAATCAGTTTCTTTTTCATTTTGTTACTCCTTATCTTTAGTTATTATTTCACTCATATCTTCTTTCTCGACATCGAGCACTTTCTTTCCGAACAATCCCAACGCTTTCAGTAAGTTGAAATTATATCCCTTTGGCTTCAAGATATTGCTTATGATAGAGCAGAACTCTATGAAGCAGACAAACAAGCATGAATACACATCAATATTCCATTTATTGCCGGAAGCAATGTTTATCATCACCACCATACAGACAAAAGCAAAGTATGTTACCATTTTACCCATAGTACGGCGCACAGCACCGGAAAAGCGTACTTCTTCACCCAATAGCAGGCATTTCCTTATCCCGAACATCAAATCGCATACAACGACTGAAAATGTCACTATCAGCCACGGTATCATGTGTTCCAATGACTGTGCAATAAAACTGCTTGCTATTACCGAGAAACCACCCGGTATGCTTTGGGTAATAATGTTATTTTTCATCTTATCGTTATTTGTCAATTATTCATATCTTGCCGTAGTATCTGAACCATGCACCCCATTTACGTTCTTTCAAGTAGTTCGGATTATCCTGGTTGAGTTTGGCTTCCATTTCAAATGCGCTCGCACGGTAAGCGTTTTTATTGACCTTACCGTCCCCAATCTTGTTGTCTGTAAACAGGTGGTACACGAAGCTTACAAACCATTCTGCCAAATAAAGAATGTAGTAGAATAGCGAGATAAGTAACAGCCACCATGCACTGACATTGAAAGCCAGCAATACGGACGGGATAGCCGCTATCTCCATACACTCGAAGAACTGTTTCTGATGTATCCGTTCATGACGTATGGTCGTTTCGGACAACTCCTTCAGCTTCGTAAGGATGAAGCCGAAGAGCATTATAGTTGTGTAGCCGCCAAAGAGGATGAGTTTGGCAAACCAGTTTTCATAAAATACTTTTACTCTCATAATCAAAAAAGTAAACACTTTGTTATTTTATTAATATTATTGTTTTACGCATTCATTAGAACACAACCCAAACCGAAAATCCCTGTACTATCTGCAATATCAAATACACTATCGCCATTATTAACGACAGAATCAGTTATTTCTGTAACAAAATTATTGGATATAGACTCCTTTTGTGTAATAGCTCTTATTGGAGTATTATCTTCATTAAAAAGACTAATAGCAGTAGGTGCTCTAAATGAATACCATTCGATATGTTGTTTTTTTATCTCAGTTCTTACTGAATCTCGATATAAATAAATAGGGATACTACTAAGATTGCAAATAAGAACAAATTGTGTATTAATTTCTTCATGTACTAAATCATCTGCAAATGTAATATTATCAACAAGTTGTTTAATATCAAATTCTTTGCCCGCAATCAGCTTATCTCCAGCAAATAGCCCTGAGGTCAATTCTCCTATTTTTAACATAATCATTATCCTTTAATCGGTTACACAATATGCTGTATTGGCATCCTTAGAACCAATACCCTCGTATTCAGCAGAGGTTTTCTTGGTGATGGCAGCGAGGTTGTCGGAAACGAGAATGTCTTCAATAAAAAGTCTATCATCACTTTTATCAATATCATCGGATAAGTCTAATGCTATTGCTATTCGTTTAGAAACAGGTTTACTTGTAGTATAATAACTAATATTAAATTGTATTTCATACCTTTCTGTATCGGTATAATAACAATAAACAGAAGAAAGCTCTATACAATTTTTAGGACTGGAATAACTATGTATATAATATTTAGTATGATTATTACAAATATCTATAACCGTATTCTTAATAACATTGGTAGAACCAAACATTTTAACAATATAATCATAAGCTTCTGTACCCTGTATATTTTTATTGATAGTTAACAAAGAACCATCGGCAACATCAATGAATTTACCATAAGCAGTATTATCCACATACTTCTTCGTTGCAGGCTGATAGTCTGAGGTTGGGGTGAATGATGAAGTGTTGGTCTTGGTGAGGACGTCGGATTTTTCAGAAACTTCCGCCCAATTCCCATTCTTGCGACCGTATACCTTTCCATCAGTTGGTGCCTCGTCTATACCGCCTATCTTCCCCTGGCTTACCCATTCACCGTTCACCCATGCGTAGTAATCATAAGGAGCTTCCGTGCCTACAGCCATGAACCCGTCAACTGCCGAACCATCGGGAACGGCAGATTTCAAGGCTTCAAGGGTGGCGTATTCGCCGGCTACCTTAAATGACTTTCCTGGTTCTCCTTGTATACCTGGCTCGCCTTGTTCTCCTTTCAAAAATTCTAAAGGATAATTGACCACAGAAGCTTCACTGTTGCTTCCTGAAGGTTTTAATGCAGGCAATGACGTTACATCATCCGCTTTGTCCGCATTCGGTACTTCATTAACCCCTATGGAGTTAGCCATAAGGCGGGCAACTATTTCCTGATAATCCTGTTCTGTCCAAGCCATAATTATTCCTGTTTATCGGTTGCTTCTTCCGGTTGATTGTTGATAGCACGATTGAGCGCGTCAATGAAGAAAGGCGGGAGTCGGTTAGCTACCTGCTGTATAATCTTCACCTCTTTCTCGTCATATTCCGTTTCTCCCTCTGACTTGTATATTTTCTCTGCAAGCACAAAGGCGGCGATACCGAAGTTACTCTGCCATATTGCGTTCGCAAAATCTTCTCTATAATCTCTGTTTATGCAATGCTTACGCGCTACGTCCATTGCTACAAGCATCTTTTCAAAGTTTATCTTTTTCATAACGATTTAATTTAAATTTTAAATTCTTTCATTAGAACTCCACTTCTGTACAATCTTATTCCCTTCCCAGTTATTTCCGTTTCATATGAGTAGCCATCGGATTGGGTCGGACTACCTACATATATGCTTCCGGGCTGGATAAACACATTTTTAAAAGAGTCGTCTCCAAACATAGAAATCATGGCATGGTTACTTGTAGATGAGCTGAGGGTGAATACAGTCTCGTTTCTGTCATTATACATTTTTATTACCCCCTCATTTCTACCAATACTTTCATTGTAATCGTCCCCTATAAATATGCGCCTATTCCCACCGGAATTATTAGTACTAAAAGAGCCTGATATATTTAAATTTCCATCTTTATTCCAATTAATATTCCCATTAGCAAGATGTCCGCTTCCATCGCTGTCTAATAAAATTTTATTATTTGCAATAGACACTTTTCCGTTAAATTCTCCGGTAGCCCCTTTCAACTCCCCGCTAAACTCTCCACCAATAGCCTTTATTGTCCCGTCTGCCTGAATAGACACATTCCCGTTGGCGGATATATCTCCGGTAAAGTATATATTTTGGGAAACCACGGAAATGTTATCAAGTGCCACATTGATTTCAGAACCTAATCCGTCCTTTTTGACATATAATTTAAGTTCCTCAGTAACTCCATTGATATCCAGTCCCAACTGCGTTACATCTTCCTCTATTTTTGTAACAGACAATTTAATGCTATCAGCCCGCTGCTCAATCTGTGAGAACCTTTGATTGTTGCTTTCCGAGAGTTCTTTTACTTCCAACCTGATACTTTCCGCAGTCTGCTTTATTTCGGAACTTAATTTTGTATATAAATCCTCGAATGCGTTTTCGGTAAGAGCCAGCGAGTGTATGTATATATCCCCCGTAAACTTCAACTCAAAATCGCCCGTTCCGTCCCATGCGCCGGAATACTCCTTCATTCCGTATTCCTCGCCCGGTTCAAGACGTTCGGTGAAATGCAGGTTCTGACCGGGAAATCCTATTGTCAGCGTTCCGGCTGTAGCTACCTTATACCGGAAAGAGATAAAAAACTTCTTCGGTTCTTCCCCTTCCTCATAGGTCGGTTTATTGGCTAAATCTGCATTGGACTGTTTTATTCCGGAAGAAAGAATACGAAGCACGTTTCTATCCCCGTCTCTGATAATGGCAGCCATAGCGTCCTTACGGGAATAGAACTCCCCATTCACTAATAAGAACTTTCCGTTCACGGTGAAGAAATGAACATCGTTCTTTGTCTCCCAACCGTTCGTATTGCTTGCAAATGATGCGTTATACAGATAATTATCCTTTGCCTGCACCTCGTCAAGCACTTTGGAGATTTCAGAGTAAATCAAATCTTCCAATATCTTGAACTGGGTCATAATATTTATGCCGGTCTTCAAAATAAAGTCACCCATGAACTTGTTGCCTTGCGGACTGATAACCGTCACTTCCTTGCCTGCCATTGAATAGGAATCTATTCCGGCGTATTGATGAATACTTGGCGCATCATCGCCATACACAGACAATGTTATTGCATTCTGACGCTTCTTGTCTGTGCGGTTACCGAGCTGTACAAGACTGTCGCCTTCCTGCGGTATGTCGCTGTTTGCATCACAGTCCGTCTTGCTAAGGTCTATGTAATCCTCGCCAACACCTACGCATAAACGCCAATAATAACGGTTGGACACATTCTCGTAGACACCCGGTTTGATATTGAAGTCTTGAAACCGTACCTGGTCGCCTTCCTTGAACGGGTTTTCGATAGCCGTTTCACCATCATCAACCAGCAGATAGCAACGCCAAAAATCCTCGTGTTCCTCAACCTTGCCGCATTTCATTCCGGCGGCAGTGAACATGTAGTTACCCCCTGCATAAGAAAGCTTCTTTATCTCCAGTTCGGAGAACATCGCCTTGATACGCACAAAGAGTTCGTCCACTTCAATGTAGGATTTACCCGTCTTGCTATCTACTTTAATGACAAAGCCTTCACCGAGAGCACCGGAAGAAAAGTTCATGGACTGGATGTAGTCTGAAAACAATCCACCTAAGAACTTTATTAAAAATCCAGCTTCGTCCGGTCTGTCTTTTCTTATAAAGAACTTGGATAAAGCCTCTATATCAAGAGCCTTAAAGTAGACAATTCGGTCGGCGGAAGTCCTGATGAACAGTGCTGGGTCGGCATCTGCGACGCATATATATATTTCCCCGAGATTCAGACCTTGTAAATGCTCTTCATCACTCGGAGATAAAGCAGGGGGAGCTGCCTGATTGTTTTCATTAAGAGCATCACCAAACCATAATATTTTACTAAGCCTTTTTTTCATACCTCAACCTTATCAACATTAGTAAATGCAGCTTTTTCTGCGCTGAATTGCAACATCTCTCCATCTTTGGCGTGGTCTATCAGGAATGCAGGGAAAGAGGCGGAAGAGCCAGCTTCCGGAGAGCCGCCAATACCTGCAATATCGTTATTCTGTAATTCAAGAGCCATATTTATATGGAACAACTGGCTATCTTCAATAACTTGCGTCATTTCCGGAACAGAACTTTCCGAACGGACATATCTTGTCCCGTCAATTTCCACCATAGAAAGGCATAAAATGCGGTTTATGTGTTTTGCAAACCAATAAGGGACGCCGTTTGAATTTCCTATTGTAAGATTATATACATCATAAGGTACTGCGTATAATTCTTCTATCTCTTGCATTTGGTTGCGATATTGCTCATTATCTATTCGAGGGGAATATCCTCCAGGTTTAAATCCTGCTTCCACACGAAAATTAAATACTTGCTGAATATCATCTACCCAAAATATGTTATCAAAAGCGGAGTTATTGCTTTTATGGGAATAACGGATAAGCACAGTTTCCTCTAACAAGTCGTCAGAGGAGCATACGATAAAAGGTTCTGATGTATCTTCGTTGATTGTAACCGTATATACGGCATCCTCCAAGTCTCGAAGAATGGCGTAATACATCACTACATTGTCATTATGATTATATGTGGAAAGTGATATTGGTGTAGAATTTCCTGCGGCAAGATTGTTCAGGCTCGCTGAAACTTCCTCAGAAGCATTAGTGAATACCTGTATATGGATTTTATCAGAAGCGTGGAACTTCTGAATATAGTCCATATCAAGCCCAAACTTATCTTTTACAGGTGAGAAAAAAAGAGGGCAAACATCACCAACTTTTACCATGTCTTTTCGTCCTTTTATAGTGATGTGCAACTTCACACATCATGCGCAAATATACATACTATTTAGACCAATTCCAAATAATAAGCAATAAAACCAGCATATAAAATAATTAAATATACTTGCATATTAGAATTTTGTTCGTATCTTTGCGGTGCTTACAGATGACGATTGTATTCGTTACGCGGAGCAAGCGGTTAAGTTGCTCATATCATACATGGGCATTTTTTATGCTCATACATTAGGATATTGGCGGTTGCCTATACGTAAGATTATAGTGTTTGCTCTCGTAGTGAATGCGTCATCTGTAAGCAGCGTATATGGCAGCCGCTTTTGTTTGCCTAAAACGTATCTTTTAAATGCTTACAGAGATATGAAAAACTTAGTATTTCAAAACAGCAACGGGAGCGATGTTACTACTTCGTTACTTGTTGCGGAAGTGTTCGGGAAAGAACATAATAAAGTAGTCAGAGACATTGAAAGCCTTTCATGCTCAACGAGTTTTAATGCCGCCAATTTTGGCGTTATTACCTACATTGATAGTAGAAATCGGGAACAGACAGCTTACGAAATGACCAAAGATGGTTTCAGTTTCCTTGTCATGGGCTACACAGGCGCAAAAGCAGGCGAGTTCAAAGAAAGGTTTATCAATGAGTTTAACAAACGGGAAGCATTGCTCAAAAATGACGATTACATCCTTATGCGTTCCCAGCAGATTTTGCAGAAAAGGGTTGAGAACCTACAAGCCGAAAACAAGCGTCTTGAACAGCAGAACGCATTACAAGAAGAACAACTACGCCAAGCAGCCCCGAAAGTGCAGTACGTGGATAACGTCCTGCAATCCGTCAACACTTATACGTCCACGCAGATTGCAAAAGAGGTTGGGATGGATGCCGCCAAGTTCCACAAGGCACTCAAAGAGCGAAAGGTGATGTTCTACCAATCGGGCACGTGGATGCTGACAGCTAAGTATCAAGGTAAGGGTTACACCAAAATGCGAACGCATCAGTTTACGAGAAATGACGGAAGCATCGGTACAAGCTCGTACACGGTTTTCACGGAGAAAGGGCGTGCAATGGTGCATAGTATCTTTGCTAAATAATAATTAATCAATATTATATTAACAACTACTTGTGTTATCCGCATTTATGCGGACGGATACAACTATACCCAAAAACATATTGCCACGTAAACAAGCATAGATGCACGTTGAGGTTTCGACCAACGTTCACGTTATGATACCCCGCCAGCAATACGGCTGGCGGGCAGATGGCAGAAATAACGACTAAAACAAATATTCATCTATTATGGAAATCAGCACAGCAATGATGCAACACATCCTCCGATTGACGGAAGGATATACGGATTTATTGAACGAACTTAAGGAAGTCAAGGCGGAACTTGCAGAACTCAAAGGAGAAAGAGCTAACAAACCTCATACTTTAAGAACCAAGTATCCTAATATGAGCGTTATAATAAGAAAGTGAGAAATAAAGGCGCATTCAATACCGATGCGCCTTTTCTTTCACTATATCCTTTACAATCAAAGAATATTTTACCGCTTCCGGTCGCCCATAATTATAGCTTGCACTTTTTACGTAGCCTTTATAGATACGCCCGTTCTTTTCCACCCGAATGTAACCCTTCAAGTCTGACGGTATTTCCAAATCTCCGGTCTTGACGGAAAGTTCTCCTACTGTAAACAGTTTGTTTTCCAATACAATGCTCGACCTTTCGCTAACTCCATTGATTGTCACATCACTGTTACCGTCAGATGATGTAAACTCCAACGCGTTGGCAAAAGCACCTATATACCTTGCGTTTGCTTCAATCATAAACCTTTGGGAATACATGGCATTGAACATAGTAGAAGGAGATATGACACCGGATATTGTATATCCATCCCTTACAAGCTTGTATTTTTCTCCGTCAAGTGATGCTCCAACAAAGAATATATCATTATCACTGTCGCTGTCAGTCGTATCTTCACCTCTTTTTTCCGCAAGAAATTCCATACCATAAGCATCGGCTCTATATGGGCTAACTAATTCCAATACGTTATCTGTCAATGTAATGCCGGTGGTGTATTCATTGGTAAAGCGGAATTCATCGCGACCATTCACACTGTCGTAATCCTGTTTGTCATACCCGACTTTTACCCCCGAATAAACCAGTCCGGCATTCACATTGTATTCCAAATCGGAAGTGCTGTCCTGCAAGTCCTTTATTTCTGTATCTTGGAATAAAGTATCACGATGAACAAATGTCACCTTCTCGTCACCGATTACAGGGACAAACCCAAATTCCGCGCTCATCCAATTGGCGAATTTGGTATAAGATGTATATATTTTGGCATTGGGAAGTCCTCGTATGCTTTCTGCCGGAACTATCATCGCCATGTCTAAACGCTCATCTACTCCGGTGGCGATTTCACCCGTTACATTGTTCTTATCAGTTATAGACCTCAGTAAACGGTTAAGCAATATTTTAGGACTGATACAATCTATTTTTACAGATTTTCCACGCTCGGAAAAACTTATATTTAACGGTGTGTCAAGACTGTTGAATTTAAAATTAACGGGAAAATTTTGATATATAGGGTCAGATTTTGCAAGTGCTATATTGAAATTAATCATCTCACCTGGAGATATTGTCAAATTCTCATCAATATCGACAGTGTATGTATTAAATGTTTGAATTGTAGCAGATTGATAATATATTTTAAGTTCTTTACTATTTTCATTATAAGAGGAAAGCCGTATATATATTGGGAAGGATACGCCCGGTCTCTGATACGTAATGAATATACTGAATTTTACTTTTATCCGTATGGTCAAATCCCTGTCAGATATATTTTTGAACAGATATTCTCCGAATAGACTTTCCGTACTTTCAAATCGGTTTTCAGCTGTATCAAAAACCTCTACAATGTCCTTTGTCGCAATTTCCGGTTGTCCTAACATATAAAAAGGAATAGTATAATAAGCATTAGGATAAGCAGTCATTACATGGGAAACATTAGGCTCTTCCGCGTCACTTGGTATAGACCATTTTATATCACTGTTCATCAACAATCTGTCATAATCCAAAGGCTGGGACTCCTTTATTTCTTTTACCGGATATTCATACTGCGTGCCTTTCTTTGCCTTAATCAAGCTTGCGAGACTGTTGTCGACGGCATTTATTTCGCACGTCGTATCATTGTAGGAAAATGTGGAGTAGTCCAAAGCGCATCTGAACTTTTCATTTAACAGCCATGAGTTATTCCGGGTATAAAACACGAGTGTTGCGGATGAGTTCAGGTAATTCGACAAATATTCTTTCAGCAATAGCGAATAAGCACCGTTGGCAAACTCAAATTTTGTGGAAAAACTACGAACAACTCCGTCATAATCCCCTCTCTTGAAAGACATCTCTACATCGTCCCAATTAACAAGCTCATTTGTGGCGTCATATGTCATTCCGCCTATCAACAGTTCACATCTGTAATACATATCTATTTCTTTTTTGAAGTTGAACGTATCATAGCATCTATGTCATCACACATACGCCTGACCATATAGGCATATTCTTTGGCGGAGAACGTGTTTTCATCAATGTGCATTTTTACATGAGACATTAAAGAAACGCGTTCTTTGGTAAAATATTCCCTATCCATTTTTATTTTCCCTATATCAGGAGATGTTTCCTGCAATTTTGCAAGGCGGTAGTTGTCAGAAGCGGAAACGCTGCTTATCCGGTTCTTTATCTTATCATGTTCGCCCTCTCTGAATTTATAACCCAAAGCAGACATGACTTCTACAGCATCACTCCAGTTTCCGGAAGAAATGAGTTCCTGACATATGGCAAGGCAATTTAATCGGATTTGAATTTTCAGCACTTCATTTTTCCGGTTTATTTGGGCGGAAACAGACTTTCCCCCTATTATTGATAAGTATTCATTGCATAGCTTCTCGGCCGCCAAAGCCTTTTCTCTGATACTATATCTTCCGCCTTGAGCAACCTTATCAATATCCCCCAGGAATATGTCTATAAAGCGGGAAAGGCATATTTTGTTTAAGTCATTATATATCATATCTTATACTCTGCTTGAAATCCAATTATAATCCGCGATATGGTTGGCTTTCTTCATAATCCGACCAATGTTCTGCAATTGTTTGGTATTGCTTTCCATCTTTCTTTCAAGTCGGCTGTAATCGTTGTTTACATTAACAACAATCCCCTCTTCTCTCATATTCTTTAGCTTTTGTTCCAATAAACCATAATCCGATGTAAGTCCTCTACGGTCATAGATATATGACAAATCAGGGATTACCTGCGCATGCGCCGGAAGGTCTACCAATGTCGGCTTATCAGGAGTGATAAAAAGCCCGTTATTAGTTACGATACCCTCTTTCTTGCCGCCATCACCTACTATTGCCAAACCGCCGGGATGGTCTTTTGTTCCTTTGGCGTATTTGGGAATGGGCTGGGCTGCTATGATAGCAACTTGTGCGGCTCCCAATGCGGCTACTATTGCGGCAAATACTGCACCAGCAATCGGTCCCGCTGTTGCATACGCTTTCATAATAGCCAATGAGGTAGCAATAGTCGTTTGAACAATAGAATTTGCTTTATCCCATTTGGCTTGCTTCTCTTGTAATGCAGCTTTTTTCTTTTCCAGCTCTGCATTTTTGGCGGCTGTCTTATCTTCGGCTGCACGTTTGCGAGCTTCTGCCTCTTCGGTGGAAATTGCACCATTTTCTTCAAGGGCTTCTATACGTTCTATTTCTTTATCGTATGCTTCATCGTTGGCTTCTTGTTCTTTTTCAATGTTTTCTATCCGGGCATCATATATATCGGTCATTAACGAAGTGATACCAAATACGATTTTTTCTACGCTTTTTAAGAGGTATCCAAAACTTTTTATCACATCTTCTGCCGTTCCTTTAAAAGTCAATTTTCCTTTCTCTGCTACCCCTACCATTATATCAGATAATCCCTCAAATATTCCTGCCGTTTCACCAAGAGTATCTCTTGCCGCATCATTCATTTCTGATAGACCACTCTTAAATTTGTATATCCATTCTTTTTGTTTTTTATTGACATCGTCATAATTCAGTTCATCTATTTGCGCTTGAATTTTATCAATCCTTTCTAGTAATTCCTTAGCCTTTTCACTGTTAATATCAACAAGCGCCATTTCTGCTTTTGCTTCCGCAAGAAGAGTCTGGAGACGCGCCTTAGCATACTTAACCCCAATATCATATAATTTCTTTTCGTAATCCTCTTTGCTTATTTCGCCATTTGCATATTGTTTTTTTATGATATTAGCTTCTTTCAAGGCGGATGTTTCCTGCTCGTTTACCACCTTGTCAGTATTTGCCTCAATCAACCCAATTCTTTCTTGGAGGTTTCGCATTATGAGAGAATTTTCCCGTTGCATGTACTTCATGCGTATCGCCACAACATCCTCTCCATTCTTTTCAGCGTCCTTTATTTCCGCATCACGCATCATATTATTGAGTTGTATTTGGAGATTAAGCCTTTTGTCTAATTCTTCATTCGAGCTTTCTCCAATGGAAGCCAATCTGTTTTCAAGATTTGTTTTTTCTATTTCAAGCAGTTCTTTATCGTATTTATCGTTTATTTCCGCAATGGCTTTTCCTTTCAGCGTTTCAAGATTTTTCCGAAGCTCTATTTCTTCGTCTGTCCTACCCTTTATCTCTTTAATCCTATCATCGTATTCCTTACTGATTTCAGCTATTTCTCTTTCTCTACCGTCAGCTATCAATTCTATTTTAGATTTGGATAAATCCTCTGTTATCTTCTTGATATATTCAGCGTATTCTTCCGCTTTCTTTTTTTCATCGTCATAAGCTTTATTATTTTTACCCGGGTCATTAACCAATGCTCCTACATTGATATTTTTAGCCATTCCCTCCAAAGTCTTATCGTAATCGGTCGTCACTTTCAATAAGAACTTCCAAGCCTCTTCCTCTTTTTTGGTTTGCTCTTGTGCTTTTTCTAAATCAGACCTTCTTTTTGATAAATACACAGATTCTCGCTTACTACCTTCTTCTATGCCTTTTTCTCTCGCCTTTTGGGTAGCCTTTTCTAATGCTAATTTTGCTTCTTCTTCTTTTCTCTGTGCTTTTAAATACGTGTTATATTGATTAGTCCTTTTTATCCAAGCTTCATATCTTTGTGATGCAATTTCTGTCATTTTATCCAATTGGGCCCTTGCAATAGCATTTGCAACAAGTTCTGTACGAAGTTCTTTATAAGATTTGGTTGCTTTGCCTGCAAGAATTTCCTCGTTTGACATATTTTCAAAATATGAAGGATATTTACTTCGCAACTCATCAATGGCAGCAATACGTTCTTGCATAGAACGTTTGTTGTCTTGCGTTGCTTTGTATAACAAATCCAGCTCTGTTCTTTCCTTAATACTATCAGAAACTCCCCTACGCCTTGCATTTGCCAAATTAGTTTCCGCACTCGCTATTTCACTGATTGACTTCTTTGCCTTAAACAAACTCGCAACCCAATCTATAATCTCCGAACTATACGCAGACAATAATGTTATACCTATTACAAGTGCTGATTGCCAAGAAAATAAACTGCCAAGAAGTTGTTTCCATACCGGAACCGCAGTTTGTCCTTCGGCTTTCATCCGCTTAAACTCTTCACTTGCTCTTTTTAATTCATCCACAAACATTGGCAAGTTATTGGATATGGCAAGGAAGAATTGATTGAAACTCATTGTCAAAGACGGTAACTCTCGCAATAACTGCTGCGTCTGAACATTAAGCCCATTCCAAGAGGACGCATAATTACCTACATTCCTTTGATAATTCCCAAATTGAGAGTCAATTTCTTTCAACTTATTATTCAAAGCATTGGCTTGCGCTATCAAATTCTTTCCGACACTACTTTCCCGGTCAGCTTCACTCAACGCCTTATACCTTTTCTGCAATTCAAGCATGGCGGCATTCATTTCATAATAACTGCCGGAAGCTGAAATAATTGCCGTGGAATGATTTTTTATCAAAGCCGAATATTGTTGATTTTGCGCCATCAATTCAGTATGCCTCTGCTTTAATAGCGAAGACTGCTTTATATATTCAGACAAAGTTATTTCCCCATCTTTATAAGATTTTCCAAGAGCTTTAATATCTGCATCAATCTTTTTCATAGCCTCTTTATTGGCTATGGTATCAGCCGTTAACTTAGTAACTTCGCCATCATATGCCTGTACGGTGTCGATTATGGCGGCATAGTTCATATTTGCCGCCTGCAATTGAGTGGATGCCTGGCTTATTATATTACTTGCTGTTTGGGTACTTTTAGCCGCATTATCCTGCGCCGAAGACACCTGGTTGGATGCGGAAGATAATCCGGCAAGCATATCACTTGCATTCTTGATATTTTTAGCGAACTGTTCAAACAGAAGGTTTAACTTTTGCAAAGATGACATTGAATTTAGTTGCTGGGATACTTGACGTAGCACGGTAAGTTGTTTTGCCTGAATAGATGCCATATTTTCTTGCGTCTTATTCAATTTCTCCAACAGCGAGGTATAATTACGTGCTTTTTGGGAAAGTTCATCAAATGTTTTGGGATTAGTTTTTACTCCTTGCGCCAACTCCTTAGCAAGCTCCACATAAGACCCTTTTGTACTATCAAATTCAAGACGGAGTTCCTTTAATTGTTGTACGGCTTTTTTGTCGACTAAATCGGTAATTATAAATTCGTTTGCCATAAGTCCTAATATTGAGTGCCATGCAACATCACATGGTGATACAAAGATATTGAATTATTTAGAATTTTCTAAATAAGAAAAGCAAAAATGAAAATCAGAAAGGGAAGAAAAAAAGAAAAAGCCAGATGTAATGTCTGGCTTTATCATTTAGAAATAATCTTAATAATGCAATTAGTATATCACTGCATTTCCACTGATTATATATACCGGTAAATTAGACCTACCCTTTTCTATTTTTTCAATACTAAACGAAATAATTCCATTTGCGCCCATCTCTTTGGCTTTATTAACTGCGGATGAAATCATTCTTTCATAAGTAGGGACATAATATTTTCCAATAGATATGCTTCTTTTTTCATGCACATAGTTTCTATCTTCTTTTTTTACTTTATTTCCTGAATGAAACTCCAAATATATTGGACCTACGGGAGTAAAATCCTTATTCCCAATTTCAGTAGGATTAATTACAAAGTTAGGGTCTTTGACATATTCTCTATAATCAAGGGAATATCCTATTTCATAATAAGTGCTCTTACATGATGTTACTGATAGCAAAATCAGAAACAAAAATAATAGTTTTTTCATAAGCCTTTAAATGTTATCAAATTTTTTATGTTGCATAAAAGATATTTGTTTTAAGTTTTGTTTGCAAAGTAATTCCTAATAAATCATTTTGACAATATTTTTAACGGAAATCTTTGTAATTTAGACTGATTATAAATAGTTTATCACTTCTTTTTCCCAAATAGTTCAGAGTGGCTTCCAAGTCTAAGAAGCTCAATCCCCGTCTGTATCAAAAGATAATTATGCTTTATATGGTGTCCCATTTTCATAAAGAAATTCAGGAGCAATGTCCGCACCGTTTGCCCAAAATACTGTACCGTCAACCCCGTAACGCTCAAACTCGCTTTCATCTTTCAGTTCCTCGAAAGCCGGATATTTCAGGAGTGGCGTTAAATCTACTTTTCTTCTTTCTCCATTGTTGAACGTACACAAAAGAGTGTATTTACCCATATATTCAGCGGATTCTACTAATAGTATCATATCATTGTCTTTTTATCGTTTAACCTTTTCTATCTTCTCACCGTTTTGCGCCTTTTCCCAAATTTCAAGTAATTGCGCTTCGTGGGTGTCTATGTATTCATTTATCAGTCGGATAGTCTTTGCTGTTCCCTTACCTTCTACCATCCTATCTTTGATAGTGATAGTAAACCAGTTGCCACCGTCTTTAATGTGCAGGTGTGGTGGGTTGTGGTCTTGCCCGTACATGTATATCAGAATACCCCGAATAATGTCTATTGCGCTCATGCCTTTTCTGTTGTTGTTTTGAATGAGCCAAAATCTGTCGTATCAATAACCCCGGCATATTTACCAGAACGCGCCTCGTTTATGGCTGCAACCGTCTCTTCGTTAGGTACTGAGTACATTGCGTCCATTAAAGTGCTTTCTACAAAATTATTCAAACTCCTGTTCGCTTTTTTGGCATGTTCCTGCAAGATTTGCAATAAATCCTCACGCAAGCGGAACGAAGTTTGTTTTCTTACTACTGCTTCCATATTATTATTTGCATTACATTGTATTATATTGTACAGCAAATATAATACAATATTTTGGGCGACCAATCAAAAATAAGAAAAAAGTAATCCAAATAATTAATTTTCTAATAAGAGGTTTGCTATTTCAAAGATAAGGGCTATCTTTGCGGTGCTTGATACAACATAATAACTCTTGGGCAAAATAAAGCGAACAAATTTTGTACAAGATATTGGGAAACCCTCTAAGGTGGCAGAAAGGAAACAATCTGCGACTTCTATGCCCTGCGTATGTTGTGTCAAGCACACCTACGGAGGGTTTCTTTTTATCATAATTCGTTATAATATGCTTGACACAACGAATGAGTTAATTCCAAATCAGAAAGGTATGACCTCTCTTGAAATTGCAGAGGTTACGAGTAAACAACATGCCCATGTAATGCGCGACATTCGCAGCCTCTTATCGCAAGGTGTATCCGCATCCAATTTTGGATTGGGGTCATACACAGACGCTAACGGTCAAAAAAGACCTCTTTTTAATCTCACTCCTAAAGGCTGTCTTATTCTTGCATCAGGTTATGATGCGGTTCTGCGAGAAAGGATAATCAACCGTTTAGAATACCTCGAAAATGAGAAAAAAGTTATCAAGACTCCACAAACTTATCTTGAAGCATTGGAAGCGTTAGTAGCTACTGAAAAAGAAAAGGAACAGCTCCGTATTGAAGCAGAACAGCAACAAAAGCAAATTGAGCAGAAAGATGCAAAGATTACCAAACTCCAGCCCAAAGCCGACTTTGCCGAAGCCGCTTTCAAAAAAATATTATTTTCGTTTGGTAATTTACTGAATTGTTGTACATTTGCGGTGCGACAACTTTATTTACATAATAGCTATGTGGATTTTTTATATCCATACGGCATACTTTTTAATAATATAATGGAGAAGTTACACTCGTGTCTTTATTTGCCGCATAGCAGTAAAGAGGTTGTCGCAGACTTAGGGTGTACTTCTCCTTTTTTTTGTAAATAAATAATTTCATTTCATGCGACAACCAAATGAAATCTATTTGAACGGAAATAACAGTACCGTACAAATTACGTCAGCTCACGAGACGAGCAAAAGTTTCTCCTACAATGGCAACGAGGTACTTTTTGACATCAAAGACGATGTTATGGTTAACGCCACACAGCTTGCTAAAATCTACGGGAAGCGTCCCAATGATTATTTGTCCTTACCTGCTACAAATCAATTAATTAACGCCATTACAAGAAAATATGGTATTGCTGAAAATCAATTAGTTAGAACAGAAAGAGGTGGAATAGCTCCCGGTACTTGGATGCACAGATTAATAGTAGTTGATTTCTGCCAATGGTTAGACATTGATTTGAAACTGTGGTGTACTGAAAAACTCGATGAATTGATGCGATACGGCATGACCGCCACGCAGCCAACTTTGGAGCAGATGATAAACAACCCCGACCTTGTTATCAGTCTTGCCACACAGTTAAAAAATGAGCGTGAGGAAAAGAAGCGCCTTGAACAGCAAAATTCCAAGCTTAAGCCTAAGGCTGATTTTGCAGACGCCGCTTTCAAAGCAGAGGGCAAAGTAGACATAGGTCAAGCCGCAAAGATACTCAATCTCGGTTTTGGGAGAAACACCCTTTTCGGGAAACTAAGGGAAGCGGGCATATTCTTCAAAGACAGGAACGAGCCGAAACAAAAGTATATTGACGCAGGCTACTTTGAAATGACGCTGTTGCCGCCAATACGCAGAGACAACCACCCTGACATATTATGCCAAAAGGTGTTTTGCAAACCAAAAGGTCTTGCCTACATCAACCATCTATTTGGCGGAAAGCCTTCTGATGGGAAAATAGCAAAAATCAAATAGCATTGAAGCATAAACATTTACAGGTACGGAGTAATGACGTACAGCTACAACTATACCCAAAAACATATTGCCACGTAAACAAGCATAGATGCACGTTGAGGTTTCGACCAACGTTCACGTTATGATACCCCGCCAGCAATACGGCTGGCGGGCAGATGGCAGAAATAACGACTAAAACAAATATTCATCTATTATGGAAATCAGCACAGCAATGATGCAACACATCCTCCGATTGACGGAAGGATATACGGATTTATTGAACGAGCTTAAGGAAGTCAAGGCGGAACTTGCAGAACTCAAAGGAGAAAAGCCCAAGAAGCCGACAATTCATGAAACCAAATACCCACACATGAGTATAATAACCAGGAAATGATTGTATAAGGCGGGATAACTCCCGCCTTTGTTCTGTTTTTAATATTTTTCAATTTAAAGGCAGAAAAATTACAGGGGTTATACAAAAAACAGTGTTCTTTTTTTAATATCAGAACCAAACATATTCAATCAGTTTCCCGTTGAACATTTCGCCTCTTGGGCAAAAATTGAAAACCCCGTCTTTCTCATAAAGGATATATACTTTCCCCTCCATCTTTGCGGCTTTTCTTGCAAGCGAACGCATCTTAGCTATATCTGCCATTCTCTTTTTGTTTTCACACGCACATCCCATTATAAACCGAATTTTCTAAAATAATCCGCAATACCTTGCTTTATATGCCTTTCCATGAATGCCTTTCTCGCATAAGAACCGACCTTGTAAATCGCCTGTCCGTATTTCTTTTCTATATCACCGCTAAAGCTTATCCCCACACTTTCAATCCTCAGTCCCTTATCTATCGGTACGGCTGTAATAGAATCGTGAAATTCACCCGTAATTATCAGGTTTGGCGTTCCTTTTGAACTTACAGGAGCGTTTATCAGCGAAGAATACATAAGCGGGGCTACCCTTTGCTTGAAAGCAGCATAGCCTTTGGCGTTCTTATACCAATACCCTGCTTCTTTGGTGTTGAAGTACGGGTCATTAAGGTAAGTAGGGCGTAACGGTTTGTCATTTCCGTTAATACCTGACCATAGTTGTTCTACAATATATTGGGAAACTTCTTCTCTGTTTTTTACCATAATATCCCGTATCATCGGTTCAAATCCGGTAGCAAACCGTCTGAAATTTTCTTCTGCTTCAATAATGTTAGCCATAGTCAAGACAATTTAGGGGCGAATGAACGCCCCTAATTAAACGATACCACCATCATAATATACAATCATCTTTTTTCTGTCTTGCCGCACCGGAAGATGCTATATCATCGTAGATGGACGAAAGGGTTTTCTCCCTTTCTTCGGGCGGTCGGTCAAGAAAAAACACATTCTTATGTGTGTTTATGAAGTCCCTCTTCTTCATATTTCTCACCCTCTCTTCATTGAATGTTACACCTTCTACTATCATGTCCAAGCCTCAATACCTGTAATTCCGGCTTCTTGCAATACAGAGGGAGATGCAAGGGTAACGGGGTCCTCGCCAACGGTAGTAATGACCCCGTTAGCATAAGAAGCACTTGTCGCCCCGTCCAACGCTTTTTCTGCATTCTTTGCCAGTAATTCACCGTAATACTCCGTAATATCCAAATTTCCGAAGTGCTCAATCAATTTATACTTGTTTGATTCCGTTGATACCAAATCGACATAAACCAACCCTTTCAATGCGTCAACGACATCAAAATCATAAGCTCTCACATCCGCATTCTTGATATATTTCTCGTAATCCTTGAACATGGTTGCGATAGTCAAGTTGGCCTCTGTACCGGAAGAATCCCAATCCTGACCGCCCGGATAAACGCCGGACAGTGGAATGCCCGCCAAATCTTTCGTACCGTCATTCATTCCGTAAATGACGTTGTTCTCATCTACAAAATAAGCATCAAATGCCACATTCTTTGCCACCATGATGTTTGCTTTCAAGCTGGCATCGTAGTCCTGCAAAGTCCATACATCATTTTTAGCTGAATAACTTGTGATTTTAGTAGGACCGTATCCCGTAGCAGAAGTTTGTGCCTCTCCACCGGAAGGTGCATATTCTACAATCGTTTTGATAGGGAATATTCTTCCCGGACGGTCTGCATGGCAAGCCTTTTCAAAGGCTTCCGCTGTTTTCTCTATAGGTATCTTATGACCGTGAATAGTCAGTATGATAGCTTTTATTTTACCGGGGTCAAGCACACACACGGAACTGCCCGTATTAAAAGTTGCAACGCCCGGACACTTTCTATAATCTGTTGCCATAACATTTTACTTCTTTAACTGTTAAACTTAAATTAGTTATTTCAATAGCATCAATCTTTTCCTCAATCTCTTTACCATCGGCATCGAAGGCGCCTCTGCGACCGAATACGAGATTTTCCGAATAAGAATGGGCTACATGTCCCGAATATCCAAAATCAAACCTTTTTTCAGAACCTATTTCTTTGATTAGAGCATCATACAATGGTCTTAAGAAGCCTTTAAAAGACACTTCTATACGCTGTTCGTTAGTATAATCCTTAAGCGTGTTTACCGCTATGATAAGATTCACATCAGCCTTGCAATACACTTTACTATCTGTCTTATCCTCTATAAACGGAGTATAAAGCCCGATTAAAGGAAAGCGTTTTGCAGCGGTCTGAGGAATCTTTTTTTGCGTTAGGATGGCTTCCCTTATATATGTGCTGTCACCAAATATATAATTCACATCATACCCAATCTTGGAAGATACTCTTTTGCATATATCACTGAAAATCTCTACTATCATAGATTGAACGTGTTTATAGGTTTCAATAATGATTTATCGAACGTCCAACCTTCTATATGTTGCGTATCAAGCCATTTATAAAGGTCTGCGTTCATTCTAACCATGTCATTCCATGCAAAAACCATTTTCCCCATAGGAGATACAAGTTCACCAATATCACTGTCTTTTTTTACACCGTTGACGGTTACATCACTCTGATGGTTTCTTGCGTAGAAAAAGTATATGTAGTTGGCGATGGGAGAGATTTCCATCCCTCCCATAGTGCCAACCAGGATACTTTTTAAATCATCCCACAGTTTTACAGGCTCTTTCTCTTCTGACTGGAGATATTCGGAAAATTGTTCATATACTTCTTTACCAAGAACCTTTATCAGGTATTCCGTTTCATAATAGGATATATAGTTGTCTACGTCTCCTGTTATAGCAGATGTTGTCAACGACGGAGCAACATCCGGAGAAACTATTCCACTAATTAATAGCGGCCCTTGAAAAAAAGCATAATCAATGAGCATACATTAAACATTTTTATTATCCATAACCGGAGATTTCTTTTCTCTCTTTTCAGGATATTCCCGTTTTTCGGGGGATTTGGGACGCCCCTCTTCAATAGAGATTAGCCCCATCTCCTTTCTTATACGGTTTTCCTGAATAATTTTGTTTACCTCCGTTGCTTTACCACGTATAACTATAACCTTTTCCATAGTTAACCAACCGATATTGCAATTGCAGTGATGACATCAGAAATATTTCCATATGTGAATGCGGCCGGATTGTATACGGGCATCTGTACTTCTTCTTGTGCTATCAACACAACAGAATTGCGCAGCTTGGTTTCCACATCCTCCGCAAACTCAACACTTAAATTGCTCCAATCAACTAATGACGCACCGTTTGCCATATCACCGGCAAAGTATTTGCCCGGGTTAATTTTTGTGGTTTCAATAATCGGCCTGCCGGAAATATACTTAACGCCGTTAACGTTCGTAACAAGTCCGAGAGACCGTCCGGACGTGTCTTTCGCAGTCTCTGCCTCGAATACGGTAGACGGATTCAGTGCAATAAACGATGGAGTATACTCTGCATATGTCATAATGGCGAATATAGCATTGACTGCATCGCCAATATTGGGCGTATTCACAGAGTTGAACAAGTTATTTTTGACCTTGAATGTAACAGAAGCGGCATCGGCAACGGTGGCATATTGATAGTCAATAACAATTTTTCTATCATTCATTTTGCGAACGACAAACGTTTTATTGAATTCTTCAACGGAAGAGCCGGCAAATGTAATCTTTTGCCCATCAATAATTTCCGGCTGAGCATTGGCGAACTCCACAATAGACTGTTTACCGCCATTATAAGTACTTACTGATTTCACAGCACCCGCAATACCGGTTACTACATCCCCACTGATGATGTTTTCTGCCGGAAGAATATCATCGTAGTTTGCAATGCCTTTCAGGTTATCACCCTGTCCGTCACCAAACATAATCTGAAAATCCTCGGCCATTCTTACCCATGACGCAAGGCGGTTAAGCAGCCATGAACGTACATAGATTCTCGAACGAAGCAAGCGTTTGCTCAAAGGAACATAAGTACCGATACGGCATACTCCAACAGTCTCTTCCTTGATTTTGAAGGATGATTCCGGCAATCTTCCATTTTCCGATACAGCAGCGGCATTTCTATCCAAGTCATAAATCTGCGTAAATGTGATAGTAGGATATGCGGGGTCTCCCTGGTCTACAGTCATAATGTCGCGAATATGTGCACCTTCATTAATTTTGGTTACAACAACACCGCTTTGCCGGGTGATAAGTTTGTCCCCGGAATAGTCATTAGTCATGTTTACCGGGTCTGTTACATCTTTCAAGTCAATGTCAAATCTGCCCGAGCTCTTGGTTTTTCCATCCAAGAAATCCTTGAATTTTTCGGAATCCAAGAATTCATCAATTTTCTTTCCGAGATTGTTGGAGCCGTTGGTTACATTAAAGCCTTTTGACTTCAAAACTTCCAACTGCTTTGAAAGCTCTTTAATTTCATTCTTAAAATCTTCAAGTTCCTTAATGGCAATGCCAACCTTTCCGTCCTCATTGAGAGCCTTAAGCTGGTTATCTACGTCTTTCATTTTTTCATTGAATGAACTTTCAGAGATAAGCCCTTTAAGAAGTTCTTCTACTGTGTCATTCACCTTTTTTTGAATTGTACCGAGAGTTTGCTTTTCCTCTAATGTCAATTCGCTTTCTTTTTTTGCAAATTCAATAAAATTCATCCTACTTTAATTTTATATTAAACCTTTAATAGCAAGTCCCTCCAAAGAAAAAGTGCGCTTGCGGCTTTCTTCTTGGCGAGTGCCCTCCGGCGGCTCTGTATTCTTGTTTATAAAACTTCTATAAATTCTTGCATAGCATTTCGGACATCTTACATACGCGGCAAGGTCTTCAATGCTCTTTTTTTGAGCAATGATGTTAAGCACCTGTTCCTGTATCTCCGGCTTAAGTTTCGCCATTTCTGCGGAAACAACATCTTCGGCCATCCAGCGAGTATAATTACCTACACTGTCTAATACTTGATTTTCTAAAGTTTCCTCCGGAACGCTACCGTAATCGAAAGAAAGCCCACAGTGTGGACAAGTTACAATATCCTGACCGGATAACGCTTTTTCTATTAAACTTAAATTCATATCCAACTCTTTTAATTTATCGTCGGAATACCGCATTGTGAGAGCCTTTTTGATAAAACCTATGTGTTCCTGAATTGTCTGCTTGTCGGCATTCTTAATGTCAATAAGAAATGTTTGTGGATTGGCTCCCCAAGATGACAAGGTTGAATATTCCCATAAAGACCATTCCTTTACAATCCTCTTATCCTTGTCATCTCTCTTTATGGCCTTTACACCGATGGAATGTTCAAGGGTCTTTCCGTATTCCGCATAGAGCTTGTAATCTTCCAACACGTCACGCCCGATTTGTTTTTTCAGGTTTATGGCACCGGTCATAACAAGATTGCCATCCGTTTCCTTTCCTTCAATCGGGCATCCTAAAAGGATGGTTTTATCGTGATTATACAACCACTTTACACGGCTAAAATTCTCTTTTAACGTTTTATTGAAAGAACCTTTTGCCGAAATATCTCCATCTGCATCTTGAATGCCTATCCCGTTTACAGCCACAGTTACAATGCCTTTCTCATCGACATCGTTCGTCCTTGTTTTACATGTTATATCTTTAAGCTGCTCCATTGTTATTTGATTTTGTGTTACTCAAAGAAATAATACTCTTTATCTTTTCCGCCTCTTGGTCGCTCATTTCCAGTATAAGTTTATCGTATAACGGATTTGAGACCTTTGACTCTCCGATTTGTGCTCTCCAATCGTTAAGTGTGATTACCCCGCTAAGGAATTCATTTTTGCACTTTATTGATATGATGTTCAAAGTCTGTTGCCTTTCCTTGTTCCCTGACTGCAATGCGTCTACATCGGAGTAGTCAACATCTAAATACATACCGCTCTTTTCAAGTCCCAAGAATCGGGTAAGCCTTCTTACAAATGATTTGGCTTCCGGGATAATTATATTGTAATAGACACTTCTTTCTGCTGTCTCCTGATTATTGAATGTACTGTTGTCTTTTCTTGGCACAAGTTGTGCCGGTATAGAGAATGCACCAGCTATCGATATGGCGTCTTGCAATGTCTCATCAAACGGTTGCAGCTCCTGAATGCTCATAGATGTACGAATAAAGTCCGTATCAGTATTAATGATTGCTACTGGGGATTTGCCACCACCTAATCCGTAAACATTCTCATACTCCTTACGAATACCTTCCTTTTCATCCGGCGTAAGAGCAACACTTCCTGTTTCATCTTTCTTTCTCGATACTATAATTCCAAGTGCACCTCTTTTTGTATATATTACATTTCTTGCCTCGTAAACCGATATAAGATTGGATATAGGCTTTATCTGTGATACAAGCCTGCTTTGTCCCTTGAGGTTACAGGTAAAAGTGTTTACATTAGGCTCTTTTACATGAAGGATTATTTCCGGCGGCATATCATCCATGATACCGGCGTAGGATAATCTATAATATTGGATAATATCAGATACACTTGCCGGAGAAAATAAAGGGGCTTTGTTTTGCGCAACAATATCAATACTGCCCGAAGGAAGAACCCAATAATCGTCACATCTCTTCCACAATTCCTTTTTTGTTTCCGAAAACACAGATGCTTTGATAAAAGAATTACCTGTCAGGAATTTATATAAAAAGTGAAGTGATACGAACTCATCGAATGATTGTAATGCGTTTGGCTGCGTCAAGAACTTGTTTATGTTGTCATTGCTGAATACGACTGAATCGTCCTTTGTTGATTTCAGCATAAAATTACCCTTGACAATCTTGTCTACCAAATATCTTACTGGGAAAAATACCTCCGGAACAGATTCGTATAGGGTGATGAAGTTATCAGAAGCCACATAGGGAGATGCAATATCATATAGTACGTTGCGTACATATCCGTAGACATTCCCCTGTTTGTCGCTGATTAAATCTTTGGACTTGCCTCCAATAGATAAATGAAAATTCTTTGTCTCAAAAGATAAATTCATGCTTAAATAAAAAAGGCAACAACCATATACATGATTATCGCCTTTGGTCTTTTAGTTCAACAATGGGTAGTATGTTACTTAACATACCAAAGGCTATTATTTTATGCAAATATACTAACTAACATATTGAATAGCAAATAAAAAACGAACTATTTTTATTTAGACTAAGTAAAAATAACAATTTAAAAAAAATTCTTTCTTATATACTTGGACATGGCGGATATGATGTTAATAGCAGAGGCGCTGTCCTTACCGTTATAGTCCAAAAAGTCATTCATAAATAACAGATAATCAGCATTACTTTCATAACCGCCTGAAAACCTTACTTTCTTCTTGATAAAGTCTTTGTTAGCCTCTATTCTAAGCTTGTAGTCGGATGAAGAAGATATTACCTTTATTTCCCTTAATTCCCTCAACTCCCTTACTATATGGAAGAATGCTTTTTCACACTCGAATATAACAAGCCCCTTTGCGTTTTCAACACATCTGAATAACATATCACTGTCATAGCAGCCATGATATACTACATCCTTTATATCTATGTAATCATGTATAACGCACGACACAGCGGTCATCATTCCGAAATTATCAGGAATAACGTATAACAACTCGCTTCCGGCTGCATCCGCATTAAAGTACAACACATCATCTTCGGATTGAACACTTCTTTTCCTCTTGAGGGAGAATCTTGTATATTCATCTTTGAACACGTCTACAACAACGTATCTAAATGTGTCCGTACAATGTCCAAACTCCTCATAGCTTTGCCCGGTTTCCTTGTTTTTAATCCTTTGCTTTAAAATAGCCCCGTTAGCATCTTTCTTCACGTTCTCATAGTCTCTTATTGACTTCTTGCAAGAATCGTCTATACCTATATTTATTCCGTATAGATTACCGGACAATATGGCGTTTATAAACTCACCCGACAAAGCGACTGAAGGATTGGAGGCTGGAACACAATCATTAACTACAAACCTCTGTTCCAAGCACTCAATAAACTTATCCAAAAATGACCTTTTTTCATCATCTATTGTATTACCGCTTCTTGTAGTGGCATCGCCATGAACAAATAACACATCCGCATACCCGATAGACGTAAGCCAGTCCCTTGTCATTGACGCTGCCTGAGTAACGGTATTATTAGGATCTTCCGCGCATATTTCGTGTATCTGCCTGAAATTGTTGTCGTTTTTTTGCCATAGCGTTACGGTAATATACGGAAGTACGTTATTGTCAACCGATATATGAATGGGTGTTTTAGGATCATACGGATAATTCCCCCTATGTTTTCCTGCATCAAATGCGTACAGGTATTCTCCGCCAGTCCTTATGCTACCCCAGTCTCCGAGAGCGTAAATGCGGTAATAGTTATAATCTCTTTTTTTATCCTTTTCAAAGTCGGCAACTGCCTGCCTGTCATAAAAGCCATAAGTGCCGTCAGGGGAGCCGACAACCCAAAAGTTATTAAGGTAGGTAGACTTTAATATCAACGTATCAGGCGCATGCACTTCCTCTTCGCCTGTGCGCGGATTGGTGATTATGCGGGGAGAATTAATCATCTTTTTGGCTATGGTGGTATATTCCTTTGATAACACCTCGCCCGTCAAAGTATTCTTAATCCCATGCAGGCTATTGTCGACTTCGTGTAAGTCCTCTTTATCGAAAATATTCTTCTTTATCCAATGTTCCTCCGATATGGGATTAAACATGGATATTATTTTCTGCCCCAAACGACCTCTCAGACGTTTTTTTATCTGCTTGAAATCCGCTTCGGCAAAGTCGCTCAATTCTTCGCATACCACAAATTGGTAACTTTCAAGCCCCTTTATTTTTTCAGGGTCGTCAAGTCCGCTGAACGTGACATACGAGCCGTTGAAACATTTAATAGCGTTTTCCCTGTAATCAAACGCTTTGGATATACCAAGACTGTTAGCCGCTTCCTTAAACGCTTTATATATACTGTCCGCTATGGTTGCGCCGGTCTTTCTATAAACACGAGTATTATATCCGTTAGATAAACAAAATAATAGGATTGCCTGCGATACAGAAAATGATTTTGAAGATGATGAACCGCCTATGAGAAATATAAATCGTATATCATCATCCTTTAATGCTTTTTTCAGATGATGAAAGTTCGGATTGAACTTCCGGTAATCGAATGTGATTCTTTCGTTACTCATCTCCCGTATCTATATCAAAAAGCATACTTTTCAAATCAACCTTGGTAGGCTTATCAAGACCGAACATCTTGCACACACGTTCTATTGCCCATGTTTTGGAAACGGTTTTTACTTTCTTCTTCCCGTCATACTCTTCTGTATAGTCAGTAATAGACTCTCCCCTGATAACATCAGCACACAACTTGATTATTTCCTCTTTGGTAATATCGGATTTTTTCTTCTGCTCTTCTTGAAGCTCTTTCACCCTTTGGGTTACCTTTGGGTTAGACAACAACTTACAAGATTCTTCCCACACTTGTTTATCTTTCATCTTCTCGCACGAATAGGCACGACGATAAGCATCGGAAGCATTACCGCTTTCGATGTAGTAGTTGCAAAAATTCTCTTGTTTGATTGTAAGTCCTTTCATGTCTTTTCGTTAGTATGGGAAGCATGCCACTTGACATGCTTTTGCAAA